TCCGCATTGCGTAATTATGGAAGCATAGCTCAGCCGGGATGAGCGTTCGCCTCACACGCGAAAGGTCAGGGGTTCGAGCCCCCTTGCTTCCACTCGAAAAAGCTGATAAAATGGGCATTCCCGGGCAACGGGTAGTCGAATAGTAGTCAAAATAGTAGTCAAGCCTAAAACGAAAGGAGTTTTTTGCAAAGATTCCAATAATTTTATAGTGAATGAAATGTGACGGATACATGACGGGTAGACCGTCTTTTTTTATGCCAAAATTTAAGCATAAGGAGGAATGACCTTATGGCAAAATTCAGATTTTCAGATGAAGCACTGGAACGTATTTTTAGTAAAGAACAGATGGGAAGTGTTCCGCTTAAATATCAATCAATCGTAGTCCATGCCACAGAAGAAGTTATAGGAGAACTTGGTAATGCTTATGAATTTCAGTCCGTTGGGACTTATGAACAAGCCGACATATCAGACACTTGATGAAGTTGAAATTGCGAAACAGATAGAATCAATGGAAGAAAGGGAAAACAGCCATGCCGCAGCCGATTATGAATCCGAACTATTTCAATCCGCAGTATAGAACACCTATGTACGGACAGTTTATGCCACAGCAGGAACAGTTCCAACCACAGCAGTTTATGCAACAGCCGCAGCAAAACGCAGTACAGATGTACGGTCGTATTGTGCCGGCGCAAGAGTGCATAGCACCGAATGAAGTTCCTATGGATGGCAACACAGCATTCTTCCCCAAACAAGACCTGTCGGAGATCTATGCTAAATCCTGGGGAGCAGATGGGAAAATCTATACAAGGCTCTATAAGCCTGTTTTAGATGCAGACCCTAACAATTCACCGTCAGACACAGAAAAGGCGAAATTTGATCTATCAGACGAAGCCACAGCGGTATTTATGAAGCGTTTCGATGAACTGGAACAAAAGATTGAGCAGTTGAAAACTTCGCAAACGCAAAGAAAAACTCCACAATCGCAAAGAAAGGATGATGCAGAATGAATATGATGAATCCTATGCAGATGCTTAAGACAATGGGGAATCCGCGACAGTTTATCCAAAATATGATGGGAAACAGTCAGATCATGTCAAACCCTATGGCTAAAAATATAATGGGCATGGCTCAAAAAGGAGATTTTGCCGGAGTAGAGCAGTTAGGAAGAAATATTGCTAAGGAACGTGGTATGGATTTTGATTCCGAATTTGATAAATTCAAGCGTCAATTTCCTATGAAGTAGATACTAAATTCTTGCAAGATTAAGTATAAAAAATCTTATATGGAGGTAAAAAATTATGTTTGAGAGTAACAATACTCCCTTTACCATGCCTGTTATGCCTGCAAACAGTGGATATGGAAACAACGGTGCATGGGGTGACGACGGTGCGTGGTGGATTATTATTTTCGTCCTTTTCTTCGCTTTTGGAGGATGGGGCGGTAATGGATGGGGCGGTAATGGCTCTAATTCCAGTTACTACACCGATTCTGCATTGCAAAGAGGGTTCGACACCCAGTCTATAATCGGTAAACTGGACGGAATCAACAACGGTCTGTGTGACGGATTCTACGCTGTAAACAACGGTATGCTTACCGGATTTAATGGCGTAAATACCAACATTTTACAGACTGGCTATGGCATCCAACAGGCTATCAATGCAGACACCGTAGCAGGAATGCAGAATGCTAACGCTTTACAGGCACAGTTAGCACAGTGCTGCTGCGATACCCGTGAAGCTATCCAGGGTGTAAACTACAATATGGCAACGAATACTTGCGCATTGCAGAACACCATGAATAACAACACTCGTGACATTATCGACAGTCAGAATGCCGGTACAAGAGCAATCCTTGACTACTTATGCCAAGATAAGATCGCTACTCTGCAGGCAGAGAACAACGATCTGCGCAGAGCCGCTTCTCAGGATCGTCAGAATGCTCTTCTCACTACTGCCATGAGTGCACAGACACAGCAAATCATCAACGCTGTGAATCCTGCGCCCATCCCGGCATACCAGGTTCCCAACCCTAACGTATATTACGGATGCGGTTGCAACACTGGTTGCGGATGCTAAAACTGCATATCGAGTAACTTAACCTTAAGGTTATGTCTGCTATGCAGAATTACTGACAACATGGGGCAGACTATATGGTTTGCCCCTTTGATTTTGAAAGAGAGGTACTTTTTATGGCTGAATATACAGCAGTAGCATTACAGACTGTGGCAGCAGGAGCAGACGTTGCTTTTACCGAAACTGCCGTAAATGGAAGTGGTTGTATCACTCACAGAGAGGGATCCGGAATTGTGAAGTTAAGAGGTATCACTAATCAGTGTCGTGCAAGATTCCTTGTAAGTTATTCCGGTAACATTCAGATTCCCACTGGTGGAACTGTTGGGGAAATTTCCCTTGCACTGGCGGTAGACGGGGAACCTTTACAGTCCACAAGAATGATTGTAACTCCGGCAGCAGTAGAGAATTTCTTCAATGTATCTGCGCAGGCTTACATTGATGTTCCTCGTGGATGCTGCAGTACGGTAGCCGTTCAGAACACTTCTACGCAAGCTATTGAAGTGCAGAACAGCAATTTGATTGCCGTTCGTGAAGCGTAGGAGGTGAAAAATCATGGATGTTAAGAGAATGCATGAAATGATTGAAAAACTTTCTGAATGTGCTAAAGCGCAGTTTGACAAGGGTATCGACAAAGTAGATATTTGCGAAATGTCAAAAGCCGTTGATATGATGAAAGACTTGTCGGAAGCCATGTACTACCGGGAACTGACAAAAACCATGCAGGAATATGACCCGGACGAAAGTATGGAAATGTTTGATCGTTACGGTGACGGTGGTAAACGTTTTTATGACCATTACCGCTATGCTGACGGCAGATTTGCACCTAAAGGTCGTGGAACCTACCGCAGAGGTTATGAAGAGCCACCCTATTACCATATGACTCCGGAAATGTATCACCGTGACATGGACAGAGACATGGGGCGTATGTACTACACGGAAACTTCTTCATCCGGTATGCGTGATGCAAGAGAGGGCAGAAGTGGCATGAGCCGCAGAACTTACATGGAAAATAAGGAACTGCATAAGGCTAATACACAGCAGGACAAGGAAGCAAAAGTACGTGACCTGAACACCTACATGACCGAACTTGCAAACGACATGACGGAGATCATCAACGATGCAACACCGGAAGAAAAGACGGTACTGCGAAACAAGCTGTCTGCACTGGTAACAAAAATCGGTTAAAACACTTAAGGGGCTTATTTAGCCCCTTTTATGTTGGAGGTGGTAAGTTGTTCACGATAAATGGAATAGAGTGGAATTTAAGCCGTGTACGCAGTCACAGTCCTATGCTGATGCGTTCTGACGGTACATATACGTTTGGCATGACTGATAGAAACACAAGAGATATTTACATATCAAATATGATTCACGGTAATTTCTATGATCGTGTGCTGTGCCATGAATTGTGCCATGCGTTCTGCCTATCCTACAATTTGACTATGGATATTCAGACGGAAGAGATTGTTGCCGACTTTTTGGCTACCTACGGAAGAGAAGTGTTTGCTGTGGCTGATGAAATTATCAAAAATTACATAAGAATGCTTGCGTAAATTTTTCTTAAATGCTACAATGTAGGTGTCTAGATTATAATTTATACCAGCTGAGAAGTAGCAATACTTTTCAGTAAAAGCGCATCAGACATGTATTTTAAAAAGAAGAGTGTCCTTGTCGTGGAGGACATTCTTTTTTGTTTGTTTAAAAATAAGAGCACCCTTTCGGATGCCCTTAAAATTACTCTATATATAATGGCATAAATTCACATTTGTTGTAACCTCTCCATGAATTTGTGCTGTATCCTATTATTTTCCCATAAACAGTTATTTTTTCACCACCGGAATAATCTGTTGCGTTTAATTCATAATCATTAGAAAATAGTACATTGATTTGCTCTCCCATATAGCTTTCAGTACCTTCTCTCAAAACACAGCATTTTAAGAAATTCCTTTGTAAATTGTATTCTCCAAACATTTCTTGAATATAATCATAATACATATCTTTTGCTCTTAATTCATAAAGTTCTGACACAAAAAGATTTAGTTTTACATCTTTTCCCTCTAAATCATCTTTGGAAAAAAATATATCATCATAGAATAATTCGACACATGATTCCTTATATTCCTCTTCTGATAAAACATTTTCCTCCTCATATTCTCCATAATTTTCATTTTCCATTACATTACTTTCTGATTGCACAACCGTAGGATCTGTTTTAGAATCTATTTCTTGATTTGTATTTTCTCTTTGATAAGTAGGATAGTTTTCAACTGATTCATCTGGTAATTCAATAGTTTGACTTTCTGTTTCTATTACAGACTCTATACTTACATTATTTGAAACATTTTGGTTTTCCTCATTTTGACCACCTAAAAAATAAACAAAAATTACAATTACAGAAAAAATAATTGAAAACCATGAACCGCTGTGATTTTTATTATTTTTATCACCTTTAACAATGTCAATAATGGCTAAAATAATTGCTACTGGAATTGTAAGACCAATAAGAGTGAACACAACAGATAGTATGCTTAATGTGCTTTGCTTTTTCTTTTTCTGATTTTGTTTTTCCACAATATCAATGTCAAATTTAGACATACAAGCATCACAATAACCTATTCTGTGATATACCGGCAATCCTTTTTCATCCGTAGCCACCTGTTCTGGAACAACTCTCATTTCTTTACCACATTTGTAGCAATTCATAATATTTCCCCCTATAGGTTTTATTAAAAATCTCATTTTTTGAGACTTTTTTCGTAAAAAATTTTTGGTCAACCGTTTTGATACCCCCGTAGGTCTGCATTTTCAACCGAAAATCTCGTTTTCAGAGGTTTTTGAAAGAAAAATTTTTCTACAATTTTCGTGCTAAAAATTTTCAATCCCCCCGGGGTAGCACTTTTTAAGCTGAAAAATCCGTTTTCAGAGTTTTTTCGCAGATTTTTTCAGACCGGTTCAAGGTGTGTAACATCTGCGCACTTCTGCGGTGCTAGTCCTGGACTTGTCACCCGGTCACCGTGTCGCAGCTTTCGCAAGGTCTCCGACTGCCGAAAGCATGGAATCATAAGCAGACCGCAACAGCTCCGCAGATTCCGGAGACAGACCACCGGCGGCACTCTCCACCCTTATAACGGTTTCCAACCGTTCCCCGGCATCCGCTACGCTCTCCATGATATCATATACATGACCGATTCCCAATTTTCGCATTTTGTATAATCCCCTTGTAATATTTGATTGTACACCAAGACAGCGCAAGCCGTCAATATATCTGGGCGCAGGATCTGACCGGATCCGGTGGAAGAGTAACACAAATAGACCACCGCAAGCGGTAGCAGATCACCCAGAACACGGCAAAAAGACGGTTGCAAGCCGCCTTTTATCTGTTTTCCAGTTCAAAAATTGCCCACCGCAGGGCGGCGGCTGTCTCCGTGTCGTGATCACGCTCTGCACGTTCTAACAGCTTGTAAAGTCTTTCAAGGTTCTTTTCTTTCATCCTGGCAACCTCCTATTTTTAATTTTTGGGGTAAATTCAACCCATAAAACCGCCGCCGGTAGTGATCCGGCTGGCATCCTCTGCAATGGCTGTCAAGGTTCAAAATCTATAATTCCTAAATAAAATTGATCTTTAAAGTTATTAAAAAAATGATCTTTTAAATCTGATAATGTTTTTTCTCCATTTTTTAACGCTTCAAAATCATTCAACACCATTTCATCAGTATAATTTGCAAATTTATTATAACTGATTGATATTCTAAACCTTTCTCCAGATTTTACCCAACCCAAACGACCGGAATTTTTAGCAACTGGATATACACCTATTACATAACCGTATAAATCATTATAATCTTTTGTGTTTTTGTCGTGCCAATCCTCTAGCTGTATTAATGTACCGTCAGGCATTTTCGATTTTTCTATAATTTTCATTTTCTCGCTCCTCCGCATTTTTCAAATTTTCCCGTTTCCGGGTAAAAGCAAGCCGGGGCACGATCCCCGGTGTAAGCCTGTCTTACTTGCTAAATTTAACAATATGATAAATTATATCAAAAGAATGGCTTAATGCTCTTGCCTGTGTGTCTAACCATTCCTCGGATCTGTTTGGTTTGTTCTCGCCGCCACAAACCTTTTTTAACTCAGACGGGCAACAGAGACGTTCGGCAATGTCACAATCATAAATCAGAGAGCAGCCGCCCCAACTGTACTGTTTCCAGTCAGCGGCGCCATTCAGTAAAAGGCTTTTTAACTCTGTTTTGTCCTGCGGAATCTCTTCAACTTCTAGAGCTTCTACAAGCTCATAAGCATAGATCTTTACACCTTTATTCCATGCGCTTCTTGCCTTGCTGTTGTTGATTGCTTCTAATAATTCATTCTTTCTCATATTGCTTTTACCTTTTCACCGTGTTATAATTGCGGTGCCTTTCTTTTTGGGTGCCGGTGTTCGCTTGGTAGGTGTCGCCGGCTTTTTTATTTGTTGAGATAACTATAACATGATATATAGCATAAGTCAATAGCGGATTATATAAAATTTATATAACAAGATATATCTACTTGTATATATACAACTATATAGCAAGTTATATATTATGTAATATAAAAAATTATATTGCAAACATATATAATATGATATATAATATGATAAAAATAAATTTACGGAGGTATAAAAAATGGCAAAAACACCAGAATACACCAAAAAAGCAGTAAGCAATTACCGGAGTAAATACGACCTTGCGCAAATCAGGCTACCAAAAGGTACACGTGACAGAGCAGATAAAAACAACATATCTATTAATGATATAGCTGTATCGGCTGTATTGGCTTATTTAGACGCTTTAGAGCGCAAGACGGACAATTTACCGCAAGAGACGGAAAAGACCGCAGAAAAGGCAAATGCAGAGCGTACAGAGGTATCCGAGAAATTCGCACTGATGCAAGCAAACGAAAGATTGCACCAACTCCAGGAGCAGAGGAGAGCAGAGCGGAAAGCATTGGAACAACCGCAAGTTGTTGACGCTGAGGAATTTCTGAAAAATATCAATAAATAATTGCAATAAACTATTGACATGTTATATAACATGATATATAATCAAGATACAAACAAACGAAAGGAGCAAATAAAATGAAAGGAACACCGGAGCAGATCACAGCAAAGAAAGCCGCCCGGATCCGCTCAAACGTCCGGCAGTTCTTCCGGTACTACCGGGAGCAACTGGAAAATGTGGAATCAGAACGGCTGAAAGAATTTAACCGGGCAGAACTCCAAGCACTGGAGACGGTGCAAGCGGAAACGCTCCAAGCACTGGAGAGCATGACAGATTCGGAGTTATTGGCCAGCAAGACCGCATACGGTGACAGGGCACTAATTGACCGGATCACAGTAAAAGCGGAAATGATCCGCAAGACATCAAGAGATTTTGAGGACTACCGAAAAAAAGCATATAATTATAACTGGCAGCCCAAAAAGGCATATGCAAATTAAAAAAAGAAAGGTTAAAAGGTGGATAACATGAGAAAAACAGTTGTAAATGAATATGGAGTAAACATTGATTATGATTTGGCGGTATCCTTTATGGATGACGATTTAAGAGAGCAAATACATGGAACATTAGCACCTTGTACAGACCAAGAATTTTTTAATGAGTATGTAAAACGACACGAGCAAAAATTCAACGAGGTTTGGGAGCTGGCAAAAGAAAACCCGTGCTATTAAATATTCAGCGGAGCCGAAAAGCTCCGCTTTTTGCATTGGAGTAAAAAGATGAAAGATAATATACTACCAAGAATCTGCAGAACGTGCGGAACCAGCTTTTTAGGTGGGCCGAGGGCGTTTTACTGTCCTGAATGCAGACAGGAACGAAAAAAAGAGCAAAGCAAAAGATATAAAGAGCGCAACAAGCACGGATCTACAACTCCGCTTGGGTCTATTATACAGTGCGAGTCTTGCGGATGCGATATAATTAAGCGCAGCGGCTTACAAAGATTTTGCCCTCAATGCGCTAAAAAGCATTTAAAAATAATTGACAATAAACAGTCTTTAGTCTGGAATAAAAATAATCAAGTAAAAGTAAAAAAATCAAAAAAATTATATAACGATAAAAAGCAAGCAAACGGAATACATAAAAATAGCGGCATCCCTGGTGTTAATTGGGACACTGTAAAAAATAAATGGATTGCTTGCGTATCTGTTAATCACAGGCAAATTAAAATTGTGACTACGTCAAATATAAATGTCGCAAAATCAGCAAGGGAGGAAGCGCAGAAGGCAAAAGAAACCGGATTATTAACAGATGATTTTATAAACAAATTAAAATCAAAATATCGTAATCTATAAGCAGGTGTAACAGCCTGCTTTTCTTGATCTATTTTCACTGTGACATTTTAACGTGCTAAATTTTGTAGACAAATTGTAGACATTTTGTAGACGCAGATTAAATAAAAGGAGATTAGATAAAATAAAGGTTAGATAAAATAAAAGTAAATAAGTGCAGAAAGACATTGTATAACCAAGTATATATAAATACTAGAGCCGACCAGCTGCCACCATGTACCCATCTGCAAAAATTACCTGTCTGTCTGTCAAAAAATCCCATTTGTCAAATTTACACGGATGATATTTTTTAATCGCATGATTTTTATTTGATCAGGATCACCGGCAGACATACCACAACAACAAATCATCAAATACGTAAAAGGTTGTTGTGGATTTATAAATAGGTCTTGTGTTATGATAAAAGCAGTTAGGGAGCCGACGTTAACACGGTGCGAGTGACAGCGGTGCAAATCCAACCCCCTCTGGATATGCATCCGCCCAGATTGTAACCAAGACCACCGGAGCCGACAGACCGGAACCGATCAGAAGTCACTAGCTGATCACTTTTGTAAATTTATGTTTTGCCTGATCTGTGGAGGAGATTAAAAAAACATGGGTTTATTAAGTGATGCTTAGTGATTTTTTTATTGCAGATTTCAGGAGGTGTAGAGCGGTGCAGGACGTCAGAGAGATTCCAAACATTGACGAGATTAAAAAAAATATCCGGAAATACTTTGACGATTATTGTGCAGCTTATGGCATCGATGACATGAGATCACAGCGGCAGCCGGTTTTTAATGGTGCTATGCAGTATATATATAATAATTATATAAGACCTAGCAATGTATTAAAAGATATACCCCAAAACGTAGTGGATAATAGTATCAACCAAATGCTAACTAACTACAATGCGTACAACATAGATCTGTTGTATGAGGTTTATTTATATCTTAGGGAGTTAGCTAATGCCTATGATATGACTGCTACAGCTGATACATTTAAGATATTAACAGGGATATCTAAACAGGCTTTAAGTGCCTGGAGGACTAAATCAAGTACATCGAGCATGGACGAGGTCAGAAAAGCTTTTGTAAATTGGTTAGATGATGCAGATTGCGATCAGCTTGTTGCTTTTAATCTGCGAAATGCGCTGGGAGCAACGGAACGATTAAACAACGACCACGGAAGGAAACAGACCACACAGCAAGAGATTGTGCACAAAATAACCAGGACAGCCGACCAACTCCCACGATTAGACACAAATTTTGGACAAAATATATCAATGTTGACCGATTCCGGAGCGTATGACGATAGCAACATAGATGCAAATGAGTAGCAACAACAGCGGAAACGTGCGGAAATATGGGATAGTTAAGGACGTGTCAATAAAGACTGCGCGAAGCACGAATTTTGCGCATAGTTGAAATATGTTGGTGATGATGGGGGAGGGGGTTTATAGAAATTCGGAAACCCGCCCTACTAAGTACAGTAAACTACCCAAAAAATAAAAAGGCTTCGACAGGAGGTGATACTAACATGGAGTTATCTTACACACAAAACAAATTGCAATTTAACAGACCGTCATTTAAGGACGAACTTAAAGATAAGCTTGGAACAGTTTGCTGTAACTGTGGAAGTAATTTGGATGTAGAGTATCACCATGTAGTTCCTTTGGCATTGGGAGGAACAAACAATATAGGGAACATTGTACCTCTTTGCCATGTTTGCCATCAAATTGCACATGGATCATTAAACATAAGGGTCATAAAAAGAGCGGAGAAAACAGGAAGACCTAAAATGTTGCCGGCATCAAACTATTTAGAAATTTTAGAGGAGTACAAAACTGGAAAGATAGGCAAGAAAGAATGTGAGCAAAAACTAAACATTTCCGGTGGAAACAAGCTATCTGACAAGTGGTACTACAAAGAATACCTGAGAGACAATCACATCAAGGTTATAAAGAACCGAGTAGATATGCTTAGTATTCCAAAGTGCCAGAAAGTGGATCATTCTGCAGAACCGATTGCAAGAGTTATTTATGATGACGGACGGGAAGAAAAGTTTTACAGAGAATGTGGATGATTTTTAAAAAATTCTCAAAAATAAAAAAGACCCTTAGGAGGTGTACCACATGATTTTCATTTACATAGTTTTAGCATGGATACTGGTTCAATTGCATGCTCCTGCATGGGTGTATATCCTGTTCATCATCGGAGTATTTTTAAGAGCAGTAGTCATAAGCAAGGATTAAGCGTATGCAGATATTTGGGAAAGAGATAAAAGACGAATGTTCAAAATGTGGTGAAGTTCTGCAATGCGAATTATTTCTGAAAGGTCACGGAATCAAAAGAGACCGTGAGAACGTTACAGAAATGGTTAGCTGTCAGATGAAGCACCAAAAGAGCAGGCTTGATAAAGAGCCTAAAGAAGATTTGCCAGTTAAGGAGAAATGTGAATTGCCACCGGAGATTAAAGAGATCTACACAGAAGTTTGGAAAATCCATAAAGAGTGCGCTAATCCGAAAACGGATGATGACTGGTCGTATCTTATCCGGCAAGGCAATCTGCTGATTAAAATGCACAACAATAGCCAGTTTGCTAAAGCACTGGTAATGGCAATGATTGATGAAATTGAAGAAAGGAAGAAGAAAAAATGAAAAAGATAATCAGGAAATTCTTAAAAGTATGTTCTTCAACAGCATTACTTACTATTTGCGGAAGTTGTTTTCAGATTGCAAGGGATTCTAGTGCAGATACAATTTCGAGAGTGCTGTGCATTGCGTTCGGACTGATATTTATGATTGCAAATTACTTTGTGTGGGAGGTAGAGTTAACATGATTTTATTCATAATTTTGAAAATCGTGACAACCGCAGTAATGGCGTTTTTCGCAATAGCAAGTGCATTTGATGCTCCTAAACAGAAAAAAGCATCAGACGAAGTTATTTTATTCGCATTTGCAATGTTCCTTGCGTTTGGAATAACTTTTATGTGGGTATAGCCTATGTGGTTACCGGAGATTATGCGAATTATCCCATATCACATCGTTGAATGGGTTAAATTCATAAAGCCATTTTTATTGCCGAATATCCGGTGTTGTGTTGGCATTGGATATGTGTCCGAGAAATCAAGGCATCAAGAGTGTATGTAGCCTGTGTGTGGGAAATGAAAAATGAAATAATGCGTTCGACAACACCAAGTTTTTTAAAGTACCGTGCACAGGCGTTAAAATTTTTTAGATAGATCAATATAGGGTGTTTCACGAAAAAAATAATCCGGGAGCAGATGGTCTCTCTCCCGGAGTTTAGGACTATCGCCAAGCGGTAAGGCACAGCACTTTGACTGCTGCATCCCCAGGTCCGAATCCTGGTAGTCCTGTTTCGCAGATGTTTTCTTCTTTCGGTCTTTGCCATCTGCGAATATTCCATCTACATGGAAGACTCCTTTCCCCTCATAGCGGAATGCTGTTAAGAGCCGTCGCAAGGCTCGTGAGGGTTTTCCACGTAACCGCTTGAAAGCTTTGCAACTATATAGCGGTAAAAACTGTATCTGTCGTGATAATACGATACCGTGATTGCAATAGTCGGTAGGTAGCAGATAGATATGCCAGAAGTTCATCTGTGGTTATACGGCACAGGTTTTGGGGAAATATGCATAGTGGCGATTGCAGCGGTCTGTAAAACCGTGACATTAGAAACACCGAAGGTTCGACTCCTTCTTTCCCCACGATGTTGGGTCGCTCCCAACTAGCAGGTAACTGGCGGATGCCCTGCGAAAATAAAAATAGCCATAAGTGTTGCGCTGTGTCAGCGCCTTAAATGTAGGCATACAGCTTATGGAAACGCACATTGGGATGTAGCGCAAATGGAAAGAGCAGTGTCCTTCTAAGGCATAGGCTGTGGGTTCAAGTCCCATCATCCCAACTTTATCTTTATCTCCACTTAGTCTGGCACTACTGCAATAGTTCAGGTCGATGGGAGATGTATGGATAGTAGTTGCTCATTATCGGTTAACGAAAAAAACTTCTGCGAGTAGAATTTGCAGATTCAAAAGCAGTCGAGCCTTGTTTGGGTCGGGTGGGTTCGACTCCCACGGCAACTATTCCCTAGCTAAAACGTAAGCCACATATGTTTAGCGAAAACCAAGCCTATGAAGTAGAGAACAGACAAGACTGTGAGATTGTGGATAGTCAGTGACAAGTAGGCGGTGCACATTTGGTTATGGCAAGCGCAAGCCATAAAAGGTTTTACGGTGCGATTCCCATGTATAGCTTCAGTGGTAGAACAGCATCCGCATAGGATGTGTGCCGGCGGTTCGATTCCGTCTGCATGGGTTACGGAGGATATGATATGAAACATATCAAAGAATGTAGCACTTGCGACAGGTGCGGAGCAGAGATAGGGAAAATGCCGGATTTTTTAAATTATTTGATTCCGGTAAAAATGCCAGCACATTTTCGTATGGATTATTTCGACAAGACAGGTTATATAGCAAATGAACGCCTGTTGAGAAACAAAATGCTATTCGCAACTATTGTTGTAAGCCATGAACGTAAATCAAAGGAATATGACTTATGCCCTAAGTGTGGGAAAGAGTTTGTGAGGTTTATGAAGAATGAAAATAACGGAAATGAATAATTGCATTGAAGAAATGCGTAAGTGTTATAACTTTAATGATGATAAGACTGAAATAAGGCTTGGGGATATGATAAGTGGCTTTGACAAATATGTAACTGTCTGTACAAGAGATGAAAATGGAACACAGATTGAAATGACAAGACATGCAGACGAATTAGAATAAACAAAATCACCGGCTAACAAACGGAGTTAGTCGCTAACCTATAAAAATTATAGGCAGAATCCTATAAGGCACTTCTGCCACAAGCGGAGGTGCTTTTCTTTTGGCAAGTCAGAGCCTTATCACGGCAGTAAACAGTTACAACAAGTACATAGAGCAACATGGAATTGATGAACAGGTCATTGATGCGTACATAGAAGCCTGCAGAGTGGCTATAAACGGTGAAAAAGATATAACTTATGGCTTACAGATAACAAACCGTTCTAAAGGCATTGTAGAGCGTTTCTGTATGGAAAGAACCGGAGGAACCATATGGGATTTGGAAAAGTATTCCTTTGCAAACAAGACGCACTATTCTCTGACAGATAAATTATACGATGTTCTTTTACTAGAAGCACAAACTAAGGTTGTGGACAGTGCATACCGATACTTGGAAAAGAAAAGAGAACCTAGAGAGCGGTTCTACATGCCACGTAGAAAGCAATTTCTTAAAATCGGTCTAATGGATGCCATTCAAGGCATGATTGATGATAAATACGACATTCTCTGCGTGTCACTTATCCCTGGTGCCGGAAAAACTACGGTCGAAAAAATGCTGAATGCATTGGTAGCAGGATGGTTTCCGAGAGATTTCAACCTTTTTTACTCCCACAGTGGAGATATTACACGTATGTACTATGACGGTGTGTACGATATTTGCACAAATTCTGACGAGTACACTTGGAATGAAATTTTCCCAAATCTTTCAGTTACCAGTACTAATGCAAAAATGGAACAGTTTAACATCGGCAAATATAAACCATTTCCATCCGTTCAGTGCACATCCGTAGGAAGTAAAAATGCTGGTAAAGTACGTGCATCAAAGTTTTTGTTCGTAGATGACATGATCGGTGGAATTGAAGAAGCTATGAATCCTATAATTCTGGATAAACTGTGGGACAAGTATGCGGTAGATGCAAGACAAAGAAAGACACAAGATACTGACGGAAAGAATTGCAAAGAGATCCATATTGCTACCAGGTGGAGCGTAAACGATGTAATCGGTCGGATCCAAAATATGTATGAAGGGAATCCGAGAGTAAAAGTAATTGCGGTTCCTGATATAGACCCCAAGACAGGATTAAGCAATTTTGACTACGAATTTTCCGGATTTACGGTTGCTTTTTTTGAAGATCAACAATTACTCATGGATGAAATCTCTTATAGGTGTCTTTACAAACAGGAGCCTATTGAACGTGAGGGATTGTTATTCCCGGAAGAAAAAATCAGACGTTATCTTAATCTTCCACATGGAGAACCGGAAATTATTACCGGGCAATGCGATACCAAGGGAAAAGGAACCGACTTTTTTGTTCTTCCGGTATTGCAAAAGTACGGAGAAGATTATTACTGTGTGGATGCTGTTTGTGACAATACTGCGGATTATGAGATGCAGTATGAAAATGCTGCAAATGTACTTGTTAATAATAAAGTGCAAGAGTGCGAATTTGAGCGTAATGCCGGCGGTGACCGTGTGGCAATGGAAGTAAATAAGCGTGTAGAGAGTAAAGGATGGATATGCAACATCACAGACACACCGACAGAGACAAACAAAGAAGCAAGAATTTTCCAGTGCTCTAACTGGATTTTACAACACGTAATATTCAAAGATCCATCATTGTATAAGCCTAACGAACCATACGGTGTAATGATGTCGTTACTGAAAAGGTATTCTGTTTCAGGAAAAAAACAGTTAGATGATGTGCCTGATGTATTTTCAAACTTTGCATTGCGAATTACAAACGGAAACAGGGTAGCAAAAGTAGAAGCAATTCAAAACCCATTCTCTTTCGGACGGAGGTATTGATTATGGTGACTAAAGAGGTTTTATCTCAATACATAGATTTACAGGAAGAAATCAAAGAAGTACAGCAGAAGATTAAAAAACTTGAATCGGATATCAGAAAAATTGAATCGGATGGGAATGTTGTTGACAGCGTATCAGGTGGATGCGGCGGCACTGAACATTTTCGTATTGAAGGATTCCCTTATCCAGAGTACAGCAGAAAACGGACACTGCTTTATTCCAGAAAGGCTACTTTACAGCTTTTAGAGGACGATTTACTGCAAAAAAATAATGAAGTCGAAGAATTTATTGCAAGCGTTCAGGACAGCCGTATAAGAAGGATCATCAATTTACGTTTTGTTGAAAAATTATCATGGAACAAGGTTGCTGATAGAATCGGTGGTGGAAACACAGAGGATAGCGTAAGAAAAGCATTTGACCGCTATATGGCAAATTAAAATAATACGGAGGTATAAAAATGGCAAAATATAGAAAGATACCTATTATTGTTGAAGCTATTAGATGGAATGGCATTAACTTAGATGAAATAAAAGCATTTGTTGGGAAATCGCTTATATATGAAATTATCGATGATGCTTGGAGAGCAGGAAAATCTTCACCTCATGTAATCATGAAAATAAAAACTTTAGAGGGATATATGAACGTATCTATAAATGATTTTATAATAAAAGGAGTAAATGGAGAATTTTACCCTTGCAAGCCTGATATTTTTGAAAAAACATACGAAATCGTATAGTTCCATATAAACTTGTCCGATATGTCCGATTTTTCCGTGATACTATTAAGATGCAGAAAGATTCCAAGATATTTTTCATTTCCTCCTCAGATCATGTGAAGACTACAGAAGTACCGCTCTTATCAGCAAGGGCGGTATTTTTGTGCGCAGAAAAGAGGTATTTATGATTTTTAATCAAAAAATTAGAGTGTACTGTCCGGGATGCGGACGGTTAGTCGGTGAATGCAGTTCAAAATCGCACATTGACAAGACATATAAGTGCCGGAATTGCGATAAGATGGTTGTTTACCATACGGAGACCGGAGAACGTGAGATCAAGAAACTTCCCAAAAGAGACCAGAGCAGCGGAATTACATTTATGTAGGTGAAAATATGAACACTATGAAATTTCAAGACCTTGTAAAGGGTTGTCACGGTAGAAAAATTGCATATACGGATGTAGAGCAGATAACCGCAGACAACATTGTAAAGGTTATTGGTGATTGCATCGGTGTTTTTAATTACAATAAGTCAGTTATCAAGTACTTGTGGGAGTACTACAAAGGAGATCAGCCGGTACTGTACAGAACAAAGCTGTCAAATGAGGATATAACGAACAAAATCGTTGAGAATCATGCTTATGAGTGGGTACAGTTCAAGGTCGGTCAGACTTACGGAGAGCCTATTCAGTTTGTCAGCAGAAAAGATGATGAAGCTGTAAATAAGGCAGTAGATGAACTGAATGATTACTTAGCAGATGCAAATAAGCATGAGAAAGACATAAAAGCTGGTGAGTGGCAGTCGGCAACCGGAACATCATTCAAAGCTATACAGATTGTGAATGGAGATGTGCCTATCCGTGTGGTTGCACCTAATCCTCTGAACACGTTTGTCATTTACAACCGCAGTTCCGAAGAACCGATTTTGGCGGTACAGGAATTAAAAGATGAAAACGGCGAGTGGTACAAACTATGCTACACGGAATCCTATGAATGTAAGATAAAAAACAGTGCGGTTGTTCCTGATACATGGAAACTTCACGGATTTGGTGGTATTCCGATTGTAGAATTTCCGAACAACCATGAGCGGTTGTCTGATATTGAACTTGTTATAGATCTGTTGGATGCAATCAATAATACACAGTCAAACAGAATGGATGGTATAGAGCAGTTTATCCAGGCATGGTACAAATTTGTAAACTGTGAAGTTGACGAAGAACAGTTCAAAAAAATGAAAATGAACCATGCATTGGTTGTAAAGTCCATTAACAAGGATAACAAGTCTGATGTTGATGTGATGTCACAGGAACTTGACCAAACGCAGACACAGGTTTCCAAGGATGATTTAACAGACAGCGCACTTTCAATTTTGGGAATACCGAACAAGCAAGGAAACACTGGCGGTGATACGCAGGGTGCGGTTGAGCTGAGAAACGGATGGGATTTTTCAAAATCAAGAGCAAGGCTTAAGGATCCGGTTGTTAAGACAGCAGAGAAGAGACTGGCCAAGGTTGCGCTGAATGTTATCCGCATTAAGAAAGAGGATCTGAAAATCACTCTTAGAGATTTTGATGTGCAGATCAACCACAGTCCACAAGATAATATGTATACCAAGTCGCAGACATTACTGCAACTTCTGCAGTGTGGTATTCATCCGCTTATTGCAATCAAAACAGTTGGACTTTGGGGAGATTGTGAAAAGACTTTCAACCTTTCCAAACCTTACCTTGATGCTCTGTGGAAAACTGCTGACATTATCAACATGGAAGAGCAGATGGCAAAAGCACAGGAAATTGTAAAACAAATGCAAAATAAGACAGTTGCCTAGAAATAGGTAGCTGTTTTTATTTTATAAAAATTCGCAATGCCGTGAGCGTATAAATCGGCAATGTCACCCGGTGTCGTTGCACCGTAAAAAATCGTAGGACATAACGGAGGTAATTTATGAAGAGAGAAGATTTAGCTGCAATGGGATTGACTGAAGAACAGATTGAAAAAGTTATTGCCGAAAACGGCAAGGACGTTCAGACAGCTAACGCTAAGGCAACTAAAAACAATGCTGAACTGGAACGGTTACAGGGCATTGAAAAAGAGTTTAATGCCATGAAAGACCAAAATCTTTCCGAACAGGAAAAGGCAGCGAAGCAGTTAGAGGAAGCAAATAATCGTATCGCAGAGTTGGAAAAAGCACAGACTTTAGCAACTCAGCGTACAAGTGCGGCTGACAAATTCAAAATTACATCAGAACAGGCGGCACAGGTTGTAAAGGATGACGGCAGTTTTGATTTTGATGTTCTCGGAAAAATTATCTCTGATAAAGAGACTGCTGCGGCACAAGCCAAGGAGCAGGAGATTGCAAACGGATCTACTAATCCTGGAGGTGGAATTGCTGGCGGTGGAAAAGATGACAAAAAAACAGAAGCCGAAAAAGCGGCTGAAAAGATTGGCAAGACTTTAGCTGGAACAAACAAAGAAGCCGAAGCTGTAGTTAGCCAGTACTTATAAGGAGGTACACAAAATGAAATTCTCTGAAACAAGTGTAACTACCCAGTTAGAAATTCTTAAGAGAAAGCTGGGCGGTGAATTATTTGTTCCTATTAAACTGGATGCAAGTGCTTTCACTAATGGTGTGTGCAAGGCTGGTAATCCTATTAGTGCGACAGGAAAGAAAGTAAATGGCGGAAGCACCGATGATGCAGCAGTAGGTATTTTGCTTAACGATGTTTACGATAGCAACCCCAACGGAACTATCATTAAGGCTTTTGCCTGTGTAAATGAAGCAAATGCTAACGCAAATGCAGGTATTACCATTGCCGATGGTGTAAAGACAGGATTATCACTGATTGTATTTGAATAACTGAAACCGACTACAGACAGATGTAGCCGCTGACCGCTGAAAGATAGCGGTAGAAAGTGAGGAAATAATGAACATTAGAGATGCCTACAATGCGAAAGCAATCGCACTTGTGCATACAGAAGTTGCAAGTAATAAAATTGCATATCTTGGTTCCGGCTTATTCCCCGCCAAGAAGAAAATGGGACTGGATTTGAAGTGGATTAAGACTTCTAATGGACTTCCTGTTACCCTGAAAGCATCTAATTTTGATGCAGTTTCCACTATCAGAAGCCGTGAAGGATTCAAGATGCAAGAGACAGAAATGGCATTCTTCCGTGAATCTATGATTATCAAAGAACAGGACGAACAGGAAATCATGCGTATTAAGGACAGCACAGACCCTTACGCAGCAGAAGTATTAAGCAGAATTTTTGATGATGCAAATACTCTTGTGGAAGGTGCTGATGTAGTTCCTGAACGTATGATTATGCAGCTGCTTGCACCCAGTGACGGATCTCCTAAGATTTCCATTCAGGCTGACGGTGTAACCTACGCTTATAACTATGACCCTAACGGAACCTACAAAGCCAACAACTTTGCAGAACTTACAACTACGACCGATAAGTGGTCTGATACCGAGAACTCTGATCCTATGGATGATGTTTCCGTAGCCATTGATGCCGTAGAAGAAGCTACTGGCGAGAGACCTTCCATCATGATTGTCTCTAAGAAGACCATGAACTACTTAAAACAGAACAAAAAGATCAAGAGTGCTGTTCTTGCACAGAATACAACCGCAAATGTATTTATGACCGATGCGAGAGTAAAGGAACTTTTCTCTACCGAACTTGGCATTAGCATCATTGTATACACTAAGCAGTACAAGGATGAAAGCGGAACTGCTCATAAGTTTTATCCTGATGGATTTGCGACCCTTATTCCTAACGGTGCACTGGGTAGTACATGGTACGGCACTACTCCCGAAGAGCGTACACTCATGGGTAATCCTGCCACAGATGTAAGACTTGTGAATACTGGTGTTGCTGTTGCTGTCAGCGTAACAGAGGATCCCGTACAAACCAAGACTACAGTATCAGAAATCGTACTGCCTTCCTACGAGAGAATGGATAGCACCTATGTAATTAAGTGCTACTAATCGGAGGTATGCTGATGAAATTTGATTACAAAGTCAAATACAAAGGCAAATGGTATCTTCCGGGAGAAGAAATCCCGGAGGAAACCGTCACCGAAGTAAAAGAAGAAATCCCGGAGGAAACCGCATATACTAAGACGGAAATCAACCGTATGTCTACGGCAGACTTGCAGAAGTTAGCCGCAGAACACGGTGTCTCAGGTGCGGAAGAAATCAGCGGTGCGGAACTGAAAAAGATTCTGATTGAAAAGTTTGAACTTTAAGAGGTAGCACATGGCAGAATATACGACTTTGGAGCAAGTAAAAATCCGTCTGAAACAATTTCATATTGATTCTGAAAGTTCCGAGGTCGTGTTTGACCATTTGGAAGAAAATCCTCTTTTGGAACAACTTATCAGTCAAGCAGAAGCCGACATCAGAGCAAAGAGAATATACCCGAAAAGCTACACGGAAGAGAAGATTGCTGCGGATATGAAAAAATTTCAGTCCGTTGTGGTTAATCTTGTCGTGTATGACAGATCGCAAGCCGGTGAAAACTTCATGGCAAGCTATTCAGAGAATGGAGTGTCGAGAAAATGGAGAGACCGTGAGGATCTGTTTGTTGGCGTATTTCCATTTGCAAATGTATTGTAATTAAAAGAAGATTGTGCGTGACCATGTTACTGATTCCAGTAATAAGGTTGCAGGCGGCACACTTTAAGGGTGGTGGGCGGTGTGCCAACAAACAAGGAAGGCGGTATATGATGTGACTATAGAGTTATCTACAGCAATCATTATAAGCGTGTTATCACTCGGTTTTTCCGTCTACATTGGTCTGAAAAATAGCAAAAGAACAGACACAAAGGATATTGAGGAACGTGTGAAAGAAAACACACGCATCAACATGAAACTGGACACCATCCTTGATACTATCAATGAAATGAAAAGCGAGCGTTCAGAGATGAAGAAAGAGCTTGCAGAGCATGAACAGAAGCTGACAAAGGTTGAAGCCAGTACGGCATCTGCGCATCATAGACTTGATGGAATTGAGGAAAGACTTAACATTAAAGAGAACGGAGGTAAGGAATGATGGATTTTTCACAGGTAGGAACTTGTGTTGCAATCGTGGTTATCTGTTATCTTGCCGGTATTGGAGCGAAGCTGATTCCGGTTATTAAGGATAACTACATCCCGGTTGTTGTCGGCATTGTCGGTGGCATTCTCGGAGTAGTAGGAATGTATGTTATTCCGGATTTCCCGGCAAATGATGTACTGAATGCGATTGCGGTAGGAATTGTTTCCGGCTTGGCAAGCACTGGTGTAAATCAGATTTACAAGCAGGTGAAGAAAGATGCTTGACATTAACAAGCAGGAAATGAAGTACTCACGGCAGGGAGAAAAAGTCACGATTTATGACCGGGACGAAAACGGAGAAATAAAGTACATCGAGATGGACGGAGAAAGGATTCCGGTGGTTTTGAGAGAAACTACTGGATATTCTGAACCCGTCCTTTTTTCTGCCAACATCAGCAATAAGCTATCGGAAGTACTGGTAAAGGAATTTGGTATTGATGATTCCAGTTCGTATTGTCAGATTGTGACCGACAAAGGCTATTTGCCGATTAAGGCAGGGGATGTTATCTGGAAGAAGTCGGAAGTAGGTCATGACGATGACGGACTTGTGGACAGCAAGACTGCGGACTATGTTGTCAAAGGCGTTGCAGATGAAGGGCTGACAGCAGATTTATTTTTACTGCAAAAGACGGTGAAGTGATATGGGAAAGACAATCAACATTAACCTGTTTGACCAAAAGTCCATACAAGCGGCTGTAAAGGCTCTTAGAGACTATGAAAATAGCTTAGAGTATAAATGTAGGCTACTGGCTGAAACACTGGCAGAAAAGGGCGTAGAGATTGCTAGGGTCCAAATTGCTGACCTTGATGCTATATTTACATCGGAACTTTTGCAAAGCATTCATTCGGAATATGTTGGATCCGTAAAAGGTGGCGGTGTTTGGGCGGTGGTTGCAGGTACAGACCATGCGGCTTTCGTAGAGTTTGGTACTGGTGTTGTTGGAAAGCAGTCGCCATATCCATATCAACTACCAGAAGGTGTTGACTGGCAGTATGCAAGCGGTAAAACTATCAGGCAACTTGCGGATGGGAGATATGGGTGGTTTTATCCTGCGGATGATGGCAAATGGTATTTTACAGAAGGTATGCCGTCAAGACCATTTATGTACATGACTGCAATAGAACTTCGTGATATTGTATCACAGACAGCAAAGGTGGTGTTTGGTAGTGGATAATGAATATCAGTGGGTATCAGATTTCAAAGTAAAGATTGCATCATACTTAAAAATGAAGATACCACAGAGCCATCCTAAAGCTTATGTGACGGACAAAAGTAAGGATTTGTCAGACCCTACATTCCCTACGGTGTACTTTCATGCTATGCCGTTCACAGAGACAGGACAAGACCTTGAAGCACGGTCTATCAATGGAATCACAGCATCATACCAGGTGGATGTGATAACCAACAAAAGTCAGGAAGAAGCTGAAGCTATCATGGCTACGGTTGCTGGACTTTTTAAGCGTTTGCGATTTCAGATAACTTCCATGCCGGAGTTCAATAATACTTCGCAGGACACATACAGAAGCACTGCACGGTTCAGAAGAAACGTAGATGCTGATGATATATTGTAACTATTGACAGAGCCTACTGGCTCTATTTTTTTATGAAAATTTGGAGGTAAATATGGCTACTGGTTTAAAATCAAGAATTGCCTATAAAGAGCCTAGTTCTAGTGCTGCTACTGGTGAGTACTGGGCAGGAACTTACAAACTGCTCATGAGAGCAAAAAGTATTCCTTCACCGTTCGGAAGTCAGAACATGGTGGACACTTCTACACTGGAAGATTTGGTAGAGACGCAGGAAATGGGTCGTAGAGCCGCTAACAGTATGGAAGTGCAAGGAGCATTTGAGAAAAAGTACAAGGATGAAATGGTGACAAACGAGGGAAAGAAACTCGATTTTATCATCCTGTATGGAACTGACGGAAAAGGTTCAGAGGGTATTTGCGCATTTATCGGTCAGGAAAGTTTTGCGCCTGACGAAGCAACAGACGATCATCTGACTGGAACCGCTACGATTGCACAAGCTACTGTGCCGAAGTGGATTGAAGATAATTACACTGTTGCAGTAACAGAGGATGAAAACGGTTATCCCACAGCAATTACACTGACAAAAAAATAGAAAGTCAGTCAGAAACAAATAGTACTGCCGTGGCTGACTTTGATGAAACGGTAGATGAACCATTGATTTAGTCAAAAGAGAGCCGTCTTCGGGCGGCTCCTTTCCAACAAAAGGTTGGGGAAAGGATATGTTTTTATGAAGAAGATTTTAGTTAATGATGTTGAATATACTTTAGAGTTTGGATTCGGTGCTGTGGAGTGCAAGGATTTGATTCAAAAGATGTTTCTTATGCTTTCCGGTGGCTATGTAGCTAAAAAAGCAAAAAATGTACAGAATCCCACACCAGAAGAAATTGTAGATGGTAGCGGATATATGCTTGCAGAATTTCCTCATGTATGCAAAACGGCTTTTTATGCTGGTCTTATCGAAAACCATGAAGATATTACACCGGATGAATCCGATGCTTTAATGAAAGAATACATGAAAGCAAACGGTCTGTCTTTTGTGAAGCTATATGGAGAACTGACAGACTGTATGAAAGAAGACGGTTTTTTCGAACTGTCGGGTCTGACGGAAATGATGACGCAGACCAAGGAAGAGATGGAGAAAGAGGACAGCAAGGTAACGAAGATGCCACAGGACCACAAGAAGAAATCGACTGGCACAAAATAATATGGGAAGAATATTTTCCATTTGCTTTTTCCATGGGAATTTCAATGGAAGAGTTCAAACATCTGAATCCTAAGAAATTAGAGTGGTGTTACAAAGGATATAAACTTAAAAAAGAGGAAGAAGATAGGAATTCATGGCAACGGTGGGGAGATTACGGAATATCTGCATTAATCGTTGCAATAGACCATTGCTTAAACGGAGACAAAGCAAGAACCACTTATGTTGAGAAACCTATTTCAGAAAAGATAGCACATGATAATGAACCTAAATATAAGGAATCTAACGAAGAAATTGCAATATGGGAAATGAAACAAAGAATTAAAGCATTAAGAGAGCAAGGATTACCGGAAAGTCCGGATTAAGGAGAAACAAACATGAGTTTAACAGGAATTGATGTGTCCGCATACCAGGGGACGATTAACTGGTGGGCGGTAAAACAGAACGGTATTGATTTTGCTATTCTGAAAGTAATCCGTAAGGATTTGAATCCGGACAAGAAATTTGAAGAGAACTGGAAAGGTTGTAAAGAGCACAATGTCCATGTGCACGGAGTATATGAATACGGATATATTACAACGGTTGCAAAATCACGATCTGATGCAAGAAGAGTGCTTACTATTCTTAATGGCAGAAAAGTGACAGTATATCTTGATGTTGAAGATGCCGTTATGAAAGGTCTTGGCAAAAATATTATTTCTATTATCAATGCTTACGGAAAGGTCATCACCGATGCAGGATTACAGTTCGGTGTATACACTGGGGAAAGTTTTTACAAGACATACATTAAGCCTTATGGCGGTGTGAGTTATCCCATGTGGATCGCACGGTACGGCAAGAATAACGGCAAGTGTGATGTGAAGTATCAACCGCAAGTACCGAACATGGTAGGCTGGCAGTATACTTCTAAAGGGCGTGTAGGCGGTATTGTAGGCAATGTAGACATGAATGTATGGTACAAGGAGTTAGATGCCGTATATGAGGATTCTACAAGCCATAGCAACCCTTATACAGAACCGGAAAGACTTCTGTATTACAAGCGTATGGCAATGATGAAGGGAAATGATGTCAAGTGGGCGCAGTACGAACTTGTAAGGAAAGGCTTTATGCCGTCTGTAAATGCGAAAGGTAAGAAGAACATTGACGGATATTTCGGGAAAACTACTTCTGATGCAGTGAAAGCATTCCAAAAGAGTGTCTGTATCAAAGTGGACGGAAAAATCGGTACGGTTACAAAGGCATATCTCAAAAAGTGATTTTAGGAACGGTAGGTGTCACAGCTTACCGCTCTTTTCTTGGAAGTGGTTGACACTTCCTTTTTTTATTGCGGTAAAGGCGGTGCGGTATGGCAGATATTGATATTGATAATCTTCAAATAAAAATAAGTGCGGATGCGAACAAAGCCAGTAGTGCACTGAATAAACTTGCAAATAGCCTTACGAATTTTCAGAGAAGCTTGTCTATTGATACATCCAAACTGACAAGCATTTCTAATAGCATACAGAGTATCGCAAATGCCGCCAGTTCCATGAATACGAGCGGTATTAAGAATATCTCCACATTGACAAATTCCATTAACAGAATGGGGAAAATAGATACAAGCGGATTAAGCAGGATTTCATCTGCACTGAAGACTTTTTCTGCTGACATGGCAGGAACTAAAGTAGATGGAGTAGGGGATATTGCTAGCATAGCATCTTCGATTTCAAGACTTGGAGGTGTGGCATCCGGCAGAGCAATCACGAACATTCCTTTGCTGGCAAAGAATTTGAAGCAGTTATTTACAACTCTTTCAACCGCTCCGAATGTCAGTGAGAACATTATCCGCATGACGAATGCACTGGCAGGACTGGCATATACCGGTGCGGCATCCGGTAGAGCCGCAAACTCTTTAGGACGGAATCTGAACACCTATACGGCAAGCGCAAAAAGAGCCACGAAGAGCACATTCAGTCTTGCAGCGGCTTTCGGCAGATTCTACGCAACATATTTCCTTGTGATTCGTGGAATTAAAAGCTTGTGGAAGTCCATAGAGGGAACTACGGACTATATCGAAGCATTCAACTACTACACGGTAGCATTCAATAAAGTCGGCAAGGAATGGGGCAAGGATTTTGAAAAATTCGGTTACGACAACGCAGAGGATTATGCGCAGAGTTTCGGAAGCCGTGTAAATGAAATGCTCGGTAAGATGTCTGGTCTGAAAGTAGATGTAGACGGTGGATTGATTTCTGAAAGCGGAATGAAAAACCTTGGACTGAATTTACAGGAGATTACGCAGTACGCTTCACAACTTGCATCTATCACCAACTCTTTAGGGCAAACCGGAGAAGTCACTACGGCAATTTCAAAATCCATGACAATGCTTGCCGGGGACATTTCATCTCTTTTTAACGTGGACTTCAGTACGGTAGCAACCAATTTACAATCCGGTTTGATTGGTCAGTCAAGAGCACTGTATAAGTATGGTATTGATATCACGAATGCCACCTTACAGACCTATGCTTACAGATACGGCATTGAAAAGGCTGTATCTGAAATGTCACAGGCGGAAAAACAGCAGTTGCGTCTACTGGCAATATTAGACCAGTCCAAGGTATCATGGGGAGACTTGGCAAATACAATCAATTCTCCAAGTAACATGATACGTCAATTTACCAACAACGTAAAAGAAGCCGGTATGGTACTGGGTCAGTTGTTTATTCCGGTATTGCAGAAAGTACTTCCTGTCATTAACGGTGTCGTAATTGCGATTAAAAGACTGCTTGTCAGTGTAGCAAACTTACTGGGAATCAAGATTGACTTTTCATCATTTGGTCAAGGTGTATCCGGGTACAATGAAGATTTGGAAGACACGGCAGACGCACTGGATAAAGTTGGTACAAGCGCAAAAAATGCTCAAAGCGGAATCAGAGCATTTGATAAATTGAAAGTTATTTCAATGCCAAAATCCAGTGGTTCCGGAAGTGGTGCTGGTGGAGCAGGAATTGACCTTACCAAGGAAATCATGGATGCTACTGCTGAATACGAAAAAGTATGGCAGGAAGCATTCGACAAGATGCAGAATACAGCTCTTGGCTGGGCTGATAAGATAGAAAAACTTCTTGAACCTGTGAAAAAGTTGTTCAAGGATTTTTTCAATGGTGATTTCTTCGAAGCAGGACAAGATTTATCCGGTATTGTCACAGGAATATTTAACTGGATGTCCGATGCTATTGCATCTGTAGATTGGTATCAGATTGGGAAAAACATAGGACAATTTCTTGCAGGTATTGACTGGACTGCTGTGTTTACATCTGCCGGAAACTTCATAAAAACTGCAATCACAGCGGCTATCGATTTGTGGAAAGGAAGTTTTGATGCTGCACCGATTGAAACCACGATTCTGACAGCAATAGGGCTTTTGAAATTCACCGGACTGGGAGATATATTATGGAAAGCAATCAAAGATTCTATTGTTTTGTCAATGGGCGGTAAGGCAGGAGCTGGAATCGGAGAAACAATTCTTGGAAGTCTGCTGGGAACTGGAGCGGCAACAGGAGCAGATGGAGCTGCAGCGGCAGGAGCAACCGGATTGTTTGGTGGTATTAGTGCAGGAGCAGTAGCGGCAACAGCGGCTATCACAGCGGTTGTAGCAGGACTTGCACTTGTATATGCAACAAATGAGGATGTTAGAAAGAGTTTCAAGGAATCAATTTCAGCCATTGCGGATAATCTCACTCCTGCAATGGAGTTTTTAACAACAACGGTTATACCAGATTTACAGAATGCATGGACAGGCCTTGTGGATGTCCTAACTCCGATAGGAGAATTTTTGAAGACTGCATTCACAAGCATATGGCAGGATATGCTGAATCCGGCATTGAAATATGTTGGTGAAGAAGTGCTTCCAAAACTGCAAAGTGCTTTTGAAAATCTTTGGAATGGAGTGCTTGTTCCGTTTGGAACATTCCTTGGAAATATCTTAAATCCTGTAATTCAGATTGTTGCAGACATACTTACAATGCTTTGGCAAAATGTAGTAGTTCCTTTGGCACAAGCATTAGGAAGTGTTTTAGGAGCGGCATTTGATGCAATAGTCGATACCATGAATTTTGTGGTAGAACAAGTAAAGCCAGTAATAGAAGTATTCAACTTCTTATGGGACAATGTTTTATCTCCCATAGTCACTCATTTGTGGGAAGATTTAAAGCCTGCTTTTGAAACTGTATTTAATGCAATAGGAAATATTATCAAAAATCTTGGAACAGCATTAAAAGGATTAATAAATTTTGTTTCTGGTGTGTTCACTGGAAACTGGAGAAAAGCATGGGACGGAATAAAAGATATTTTCAAAGGAGTGTTTAATGGACTTGTATCCATAGCAGAAGGATGCGTAAATCTGATTATTGATGGAATAAATGCTTTTATTGATGGTTTTGGCTTGGTTAGCGGTATATCGGAAGCTATAGGAATAAGATTCAAGCCAGTACAAATACCTAAAATAAGTATTCCTAGATTTGAAACTGGCGGTTACGTTCCAAGCCGTTACACAATGTTCATGGCGGGAGAGAACGGTGTACCGGAGATCGCCGGAACAGTAGGCGGAAAGACAGCGGTTGCCGGTGGAGTTGAAATCACTGGAATAAAAGATGCTATCAATTCCACGGCACAACAGGAAATTGCACTTCTGAAACAAAATAATCAGTTACTGCAAGGAATCCTTGAAAAAGAGTTCGGAATAACAACCGATCAAATTGGAATTGCCGCAAGACAATACGGTCAAGAGCAATTTAACCAAAAACACAAGAATGTATATGTATTTTAACACAGACAGCACTCTGAATGGGTGCTGTCTATTTTTATGCAATAAGGCGGTGAGCGTATGTCAGCATATCAAGGATGGCTTTTAAAAATTGGAGATTACGTTATTGACCAGTCAAGATTTATAGCCGCTGAAAGTTATCAGCCGGCTGTAAATATGCAAGATGTAGACCCGTGGACTGATGCAAATGGATACGTACATAGAAATGCTGTGGAGCTAAAAGCATTAAGTATTGATTTTTCCACACCTGCGATGCTGACGGATGACGATTTGCAAGAGTTACTGTCCGGGATACGAAGCAACTTTATTGATGCAACGGAACAAGGATGTAATATCACAGCATACATTCCATTTTTAGGTCAATATGTCACGCAATACGGATATATGGCTGATATAAAGCCTACGATCTATGGAACATATAATGGGGAGATTAAGTACAATCAGATAGAATTTTCATTTGTCGGAGGTGTAGCGAATGAGTAACTATACCTATGCGGATTTGTTTGATAAAAGCGCATCCAAAAAGGAAATCACGATTGAAACAGAGGACAAGTCTGTAAAAATCACCAACAGCGAAATCCATTTTGAACAGTTTGAATTAAAAGAAATCCTATGTGATGATGATTACCTTACATTTGGACAGTGCAATGCATCACAGTTAAAATTCAAAATTTCCAACGTGTTCACAAGCATGATTGGGAAACAGATAAATGTTTCTGCTGTGATTAATGGACATGCTGACGCACCTTTTATTTTTGGAAAATACCGTGTCATTTCCGATAAACCAACAGATGATAAGCGTTACCGAAATGTGACCGCTTATGACGCAATATACGACATTGGAGAAGCGGAAGTATCTTCATGGTATAACGGATTAAAGTTTCCTCTGACCTTAAAGCAGTTCAGAGACAGTTTTTTTTCACATTTTGGCGTTGAGCAAGTAGCAACCACATTACCTAATGACAGCATGGAAGTGGAAGAAACAATCAAACCAAGCGAACTTTCTGGCCAGACGGTCATGGAAGCAATCTGCTCAATAAACGGATGTTTTGGCCACATTAACCATGATGGAAAATTTGAATATGTTTTCCTTAAAGAAATAATATCCGGATTATATCCACAGAAAGGATTATATCCACAGAAAGGATTATACCCTAGAAAAGGTTCTGAAAAAGAAAAGGTTACTGGTGGAAAATACAAAACTGTTAAATATGAAGATTTTGTTTGCCAAAAAGTTACAAAAGTGCAGATAAGACAATCAGAAAATGATATTGGTGCAGTTTACCCAGATACAGAGATTACCGAGAACGACAACAGTTATATTTTGCAAGATAATTTCCTTGTTTATGGAATGGGTGCAGATGCACTGGAAACGGTTGCAAGAAATCTGTATGAGGTTATTAAAGTTGTAAAATATAGACCTTATAACTGTGAAAAAATAGGAAATCCTTGTTTGAGCCTTGGAGAAGCAGTCAATGTATATACGGCTAAAGAAATCATAGAAAGCTATGTGTTGAGCAGAACATACAAAGGAATCCAACAACCGACAGACACCATATCAGCAAGCGGAAAATCTCCAAAGTACAGTGAACAGGTAAATGGAATTAACAAAAGTATAATTCAACTCCGTGGAAAAACAAATGAGTTAGAACGTACTGTTGAGGAAACACGATCTGAGATCAAGGATGTAGAGAGCGGATTGGATACGAAAATTACGCAAAATGCAGGAAAAATTGAAGCAGAAGCGAAAAGGGCAACAGATACAGAAGTAGAATTGGCAGCGGCAATATCTTTGCAGGCAGACCAAATCAAATTAAAAGTATCAAAAGGTGATGTCAGTTCTCAGTTAAGTGTTGAAAGTGGACAGGTAAGTATTTCTGGAAACCGTTTTGTATTGGAAGCAGATAACTGTAGCATATCAGCAGATGGAACTATAACAGCTAAAAACGCAGTAATGACTGGTAGTTTTAAGTCTATAGGGGAAGACGGAAGTTACACAGAAGTATCATCAGGTGAAATTAAATTTTATAACGAACTATTGCAAAGCACAGGATCTATAAAAGGATTGGGACAATATCTTACTATTGATGCTTCAATGGTAAGTGTAAGCGGAATTTTAGTGGTAGGAAATGGAGCAACATATAATTCACAATATGTAAAAAACATATCAACAACTTCTCAAATATTAGGCAGTAAGACAGTACTGACAAGTGCCACATTAAGTGTCACAAAAAATTATATAAATGGAACCGTATCAGATGTATCTTTGGTAACACAAACAGCCAATGTTGCTGATTATCCTGGACATAATGTTAATTTTATTACAGGAGTTTCATCACTTGGAGGTTTGCTCACTGCAACATCTGGAATTGTCACACTTATGACGTAGGAGATTTATTATGGTAAAAAAAATATTTATTCTTCAAACGATTATTGGAAAAACAATGAAAGAAGTAATGGAAGAAAGGCAAGAAATTCAGCAATATATAGCTTTTACCATTGGAATTTCCACGTTTACGGAAATCAATGCAACATTGTTTAGCACGGAAGATGGCGATGGTTTTGAAGAGTTTATGAAGCAACTTATTGACATGTCGGATACAGTGGTTGCACAGAGCGGATATGAAGTATCTGAACTGTGCAAAAATCTGTATTCGTATGCAGAAGAGCAAGGAAAAGAAATCTATGTAAGGGAGAATTGATATGGCAGCAAATTTTGAGATTAAGAAATTAAAAAGCAACCTTGTGACAGTATTAAATCAAACACCGTTGCCTATCGAGGTGAAAAGGCTTGTACTGTATGAAGTATATTCGGAGACTAAACAGTTATCAGATATGCAGATTATGAAAGAGGAAAGCGAGGTATCTGCAGATGGCAATGAATAAGGTTTATACCAGAATTAATTGGGAAGATTATCCCAGTGAGAACACGGATTTAGATGCATACAATCTTAATCAGATGGATTCTGCTATTGATGCGTTGGACAACCGTATCATATCACAGGATGCCTTAAAAGTAGACAAGTCTGCAATAAACGGAAACATTGCTGATTGGACTATGGATGAAACAACCGGTGTTATTACTATTACAAAATACAACGGTGAAAAGATTATTTTTGACCTTAATATTGAAAAAATTCCTGTCGGCTTTTCCATGTCTGATGACGGAATCATTACCATGACTACAGAAGATGGAACACAGTTTAAGGCTGATATTGGTTCTATGATTCCGGTGTTGACATTTGAAGATTCTGCAACCATAGCTGTATCCGTGACTGGTACTGGAAAGAATAAGACTTATTCTTTTTCAATCAAAACAGGATCAGTAACAGATGCTATGCTACAGCCTAATTATTTAGCAGATATTAGAGTAGAATCCGCAAATGCATCTGCTTATGCGCAATCCGCAAATGCAAAATCTGTATTGGCTGAATCATATGCGGTTGGTGGAACAGGAACAAGAGAAGGGGAAGATGTTGACAATGCGAAGTATTACATGGAGCAGGCAAAACAGCAAACAGGCGGTATTCCAACAAAGGTTAGCGAATTAGAGAATGACGTTGGATATATCACCAAAGATGTTGACAATTTAACTAATTACTATGACAAGACTACTACCGACCAAAAATTAGCCAACATTGACTTGACTGATTATCTCAAAAAGACAGGTGATGCTTCCAACACCACCGTAACCTTCACCGAGCCTACCGCATTGGCAGAGCCTACAACGGGCGAGAAACTCAGCGGAATTATCGGCAAGGTTAGCTTTGCGATAAAGAACGTAAAAACATTAATTTCTCTCATAGGAAATACTGATATTTCATCAATCGGAAACGGCACTGTCACGGGGGCAATTAGTGATGTAAATGGCAATTTAAATGGTTTGAAATTTGCATCAATATCAACATCTGTTACTCTATTAGCGGCGAATAAACAGTCCTTTTTAGGCTCCTTGTCTGACTTTGGATTGCCAAACAATGCAAATGTATTTGGGGTGTTTGCAAATTGTGATTGGGCAGTTAATGTAAGATTTGCAAGTAATAGCAAGTTTTATGCATATCAAATTGCAAATGTTAGCAATGATGCAACATTTATATTAAATTTTGTTGTGGCATATAAATAATTAATTAATCCAAGGTATTGGGCTGCTTCTTCAAATAAATCTCAATCTGACAAATATGAGAAACTGGCAGAATAATACCGTTCCGTTGATGGGTTTAATATTATCGTACCATTAGATTTATTAATATAAATATTATGATTGTTGCCGCTTGTACCACCTGTTGCATTTGCTCTAACATACGCATTTTTAGGGTAATATGTCTTTGCAATATTGGTAATGATTAATGATCCGCTAGACTGCTCAGATGTAATTTGTACGCCTATTGTGACAAATACCCTGTTACCAATTTTGGAAATGCTATTATCGGAACTCCACGATACACAATTTACTAAAGTCAAATCGGCATCTTGGTTTAACTTGCCATTTACAGAAGTAATGATAACTGATGTATGCAGATTAGCAATAAAAATAAATCAATCAAAAAGGGCATGGTGTAAAAGCCATGCTCTTAATTTTTATCTGATTCCCCAGTCACCGTCATTGTTGACGAAACCAACCACATATCCTATCATGTCATCAATTATGTGTTCCGGAAGTATACTGTTCGGAGACATGAGCGAAACATATCTCCATTTTCTAACGCCATATTCTATTATATGGGTTTTTACGGCAATTTGTATCCCACCATTACTTGTTACAATACATCGTTCACCGTCTTGTGGTTCCCGATCTGCGGAAAGGAGAATAATTTCCCCTGGAAGATAAAACGGCATATAGTAGTCGCACGGAATTTTCAAACCGATATAAACCTTGGATTTTATATCTTCCGGTAAATTGTCTATGCAAATAGGTTCTACAGCGTTTGTGGTGGCTATAATTCCATTCACAAGTTGTGGTTTGAGGACAGAAATATACTTGTGCGATTTTTCAATACTGGAATAGATTTTATCTTGGTGACGTATGAAGTAACGGATAAGGTACAGAGAGTGTTCCGGCAGACTGCGGCATATCTTGACAGATTCTAACATCTTATCTTCCATAGTACCACAGCCTACCAGTTCATCTACGCTGATTCCAAAGGCTCTAGCAAGCGCAACAGCGGTCGATAGCTTTGTGTCGTTAGAATTACCGTACAGTAGTGAATTAAGCGTAGAATAAGGCAAATTAGCTTCATCAGCAAGCTTGTAAACCGTCATGTCCGGTTCATTGAGAAATTCGTGGAGATTACCACGAAAACTTAACATATAATTTGCACGGTTGACTGATAGATGTGTCGATATTTCTTTGATTCGGTCTTTTTTTATCATGTTTTTTGTCCCCCTTTCACATGATACACTTGTAACATCCCTTGAAACGAGGGACATCAAGTTCTGGCGAGGGCGGTGTTTATTGGCGTTTTCACCGTCCTCTTTTTGTTGATATTTTACAACAATAAAAAACGTGAGTCAAATATATTGATTGTTTAGAACGTATGTTCTATAATGTGATGTATCGCTACTTTAGATTCTGCGGAGAATTAAAGGGGAGAGGGGTGTGGTTACGATGGAAAAAGAAATGACAAATGAAGAATACAGAAAAGAGTTGTCAAATATGTTTGGAAGCATAAATGAAAACTATATTTTGCAGTGGTTCTATGAATTTGTAAAAGAAAAAACAAGAGGTGAATAATCACCCCTTGGTATATTTATCGTAAAAAGCTTCCGCTTGAAACAAAAGCATATTGAGCATTTCTGGTGGAAGCTTTTCGGCAATTTTAGCAAGTTTCATCACATCATAATTTTTGCTTATTCTGGCTATAAAAGCTCCGTTCATGTCTATGTAATCTCTATTTAATCCAAATGATTCTACAAAAGTGTTTATATTATTTTCCGGCACAAATCCCTTGTTGATAATCTCAACAAGGCATTTCTTATAATAACCCATTCTGTCAATGAGATTAGTGCTACCAACATTGTTATAAATATAATCAGAATATCGCACTTCCAAATAATCAGTCAAATCATTTTCGAAGTCAAATGTTCCATCTTCTAATTTAATTTTATAGTCTACTCGTTTTTTTATAATATCCTTATATGGAACCAAGTCTATATTTAATTTTTCTGCTGCTTCTATAGTTTTATGAACATTTTCGTGAATAGCACAATCAAAGTCATCAAATGGATTGTATTCTGTTCCACATTCTTCACAAACAATTTTATCAGTTTTTCCCATTAAGAAGTCCATAGATACTCCAAAGTATTCACAGACTTTTTGAGAGGTCTTCGGATCTGCCATAGAATTTTTCTTTTTCCATGTGCTTAAAGTAGAAGAGTTAACACCAGTATCTTTACCAAACCTATATGGTGTAATTCCTTTTAATTCACACAATTTTTCGAAAGTTTTGTACATAATATCACCTCTTAAAAAATATTTCGGCATAACGAAATAGACTATTGACAACTTCGGTTTAGCGAGATATACTATGTACATACCTCGGCGAAACGAAATATAAAAATAGTTTCTAGAAAAATACTTCGTTAAAAAGATGTAACTCGTTCGACAAAGGAGATTATATCACTAAACCGAGGTATATACAAGTATTATTTACGGAAAGGAGTGATATTTTGGCACAAATGTTTACTTGTGAAGAGGTAGCAGAGAGATACAAGGTAAAAGTCATTACTGTTTGGGAATGGATTCGTCAAAAAAAACTTGGGGCAATCAAGTTAGGAAGAGAATACAGGATCACAGAGGATGACCTTGTGGCATTTGAAGATTCAAGAAGAGTTAAAACTGAATAGAAAGGAGAAGTATGGAAGAATTAGTAAAAGTTGGAACAAAAGAGTTGCCTGTTATTGAATGGAATGGGCAAAGAGTTATTACCACCGCACAGTTGGCAGATATTTATGAAACGGATGTTGATAATGTAAAGAAAAATTTTCAGCGAAATGGTGATAAATTCACAGAAGGTGAACATTTTTACTTACTTACGGGGGAAGAGTTAAGGACTTTTAAGAACATGGTGACAGATTGTCCCCTTGTCGGAAAGAATGCAAATCAGCTTTATCTCTGGACACGCAGAGGGGCAAGCCGACATTGCAAGATGCTTGGAACTGACAAGGCGTGGGAACAGTTCGATGTTTTGGAGGAAAATTATTACAATCCGAAAGCACAACTTGATATGTCCAAGTTGTCACCGGACTTGCAGATGTTTCAGAAACTTTTTAATTCCGTAGCAGAACAGCAGTTAGAGCAGAAGAGACAAGCAGAAAAGGTAAACCGCATAGAGCAGACTGTCTCCAACATGAAAGATATTTTCACGAAGCCTATCGGTGACTGGAAGTCGGAAATAAATGGAAGGATACGGGAGATTTCAGTTAAGAGTGGAATTGGATATCAGACATTATATGGACAGCTTTACGGTGAACTGGAAACGACAGCACATTGTAGCTTAAATATGCTTCAAAGGAACAAGATAAATAAGATGAAAAAGGCAGGTAATAACGAAACAGCTATTAAAAACGGCACAACTAAGATTCAAATTATTTATGAGAAACCACAGTTGAAAGCAATTTTCGAGGGAATCGTAAAGAATTACGCAATGAGGTACTGCTCATAGAAAGGAAAAAGGAATGAGAAACAAATTTTTGAGATTAAGCAACAGAGTAATTACATCAACAGACAACAAAGGAAAAGCAATGTATTTTACGAAAGTAGACAGCGCCGCTACATTCCAGAAGTTGTTCCATGATGAAGAAGCTTCATACGGTGTATCTGTAACAGATATTGAAGTAGATATGGGAAGTGGAGAAACATTTACAGATGCGATTTTAATGACACATAGTGCAGAAACAGAAGATGGCTCAGATATGTTTTTGGATGTCATTATCAGCGATTTACTGGGTACGTTTGTATCCGAATGGTATTAAGCCTATGAGAACAACAATAAAGCTGTTTCTTCCTATTATAATAGCACTCTCCATCACATTTACATCCACGGCACAGACAACCGGCAGTTTTATCTCCGAGGAAGCACAGGAATCGTGTGTAAAGTACGGTGAGGAATATGGCATCTGCCCGGAACTGCTTATGGCAATGATCGAGAAAGAATCTTCCGGCAGACCGGATGTGGAAAGTGGCGGTTGCAAAGGTCTGATGCAGATTTCAGGCAGATGGCATAAAGACCGCATGGAACGTTTGGGAGTGACGGATATTTACTCCGTGGACGGTAATATCCATGTGGGAGCAGACTACTTGTCGGAATTGTTTGAAAAGTACTGTGATGTAGGAATTGTCCTCATGGTTTACCACGGAGAGAAGAACGCAGCTACAAAGACAGAATTAAGTGATTACGCAGACTGGATATTAACCAGGAGCGCAGAACTGGAAAGGATGAATGGAAAATGACGAACAGAGAGAAGTATGCGGAACAGATTATTGACATGGCACTTGATAGTATAGAGATAGCTGTGGACAAAGAAGGAAAGTTATGTGATTGCAATGTAATACTTTGTTCCGATTGCGCATGGAGTGATAAAAGCAGATGCAGGGAAAGGTTCAAAGAATGGTCAGAGCAGGAATATGTTGAACCGCCTGTTGACTGGTCAAAAGTGCCGGTGGATACAAAGGTATTCGTAAGAGATTCTGACAGTGAATCTTGGTGTCCTAGATATTTTGCAAGATTCAAAAATGGGGGAATATTTACATGGACTAATGGTGCTACTTCTTTTTCAGCTAAAGGCTTTGATGATGTAACATTGTGGAGACAAGGAAAACTTGCGGAGGACACCGTATGAGTGCCAAAAAGCGGTTTACCGTCAAAGGGTGCATCGGAAAGATATTTTACAGTCCGAAAGAATGGGAAGTTGACCGTGAAACAGCATTCTATTACAGAATTGTAAACCGCAATACCGGGAAGAAAAAATGGTTAAGAAAGGAGTATTTTTATGCAGAAACGACAGATTATCCCCATCGTCCGTGCGAATGAGATTCTGATTGCAAGACTGTTAGATGCAGGAATCTTGTATATCAGCGAAGAGGACAACATGATCCACGTAACAGAAGAATGAAAGCCGGAGGAGTGAGGAAATGGAAAGGAAGATAAGAAAAATCTTGGTAGAACTGGGGCTGAAACAGTACTTGCCGGGATTCCAGTACATCATCGAGGTTGAAACGCTGATGTTTGAGAACCGGAACAGAAGACTTTCTGAAATCTACCGGATTATCGGAGAGGAACACAGCACAACCAAGGAAAGCGTGTACCGGGCGATCAAGTGGGTTGTTGATAAGATGAACCCAAGCACAGAGCTATACAAGGAGATCAATGAGACAGACAAGCCGGTCTCAATCTATATGTTTGTTAATTCACTGTATTTATATCTTTGGGAGGATAGGAAAAATGAGGATTAAACACACCTTTTTGCAGAATTTCTGCAAATTCTATGGTTCTAACGTAGTGGACACTGATTTATACGACCGGACAGAGGTTTCCGGTGTAAATGAAACAGGTAAGTCCACGATCAAAAGAGCAATTCAGTATATTTTTGGATGCCGTGACGAGAACGGCAGAGAAATCACCGGAATCAGACCGCACGATAAGGACGGCAATGACATTGACGGAGATATTACCGCAGAAGTTACCGTGGAGATTGACGGTACAGACAAGGTTCTGAAAAAAGTATGCCGTCAGAACTTCAATAAGAAAGGCGAGTTTACCGGAAATGTCACGGATTACTATGTGAATGATATTCCAAAAAAGGCAGCAGATTTTGAAGCGTTTTTGGAAGAGAGTGTATGCGGAAAAGAAAAGTTTTCACTTTGCATCAATGCCATGACACTTCTGCTGAAAGGTGGCACGGATCAGAGAGCAATTCTTACTGATATGTTTGGTCAGCACAGTAATGATGACATTTGCAATCAGTTTCCGGAGTTTGAAGCATTAAGGACTGTTCTGCAGGATGGCACTGTTGATGAACTGAAAAAGCGTTGCAATACGCAGTTGTACGGCACAAGGGGAAGAAATGGAACCAAGGGCTTGCAGGATCTGCTAGATGAAATTCCTAGCCGCATTGACGAGGTTAGCCGTCAGAGAGTGGATATTGACCTTGCTGATCTGGAACTGAAAAAGAAAGCTTTACAGGATAAGCTGTCAGAGAACATTAAGCAGCAGACAGATACGCAGAACAGCATGAAGTCCTACGATAAGCTGTCTGATGGAATCATTGAGTTAAAAGGTCAGTTGAGTGTATTACAGCAGAAAGCAAATGAAAAACTGGATGCGGACAGAAGAGAGAAGCGCACAACACTGAATCAGATTCAGAATGAGCATCAGAAAGAGTTGCTTAAGGCAGATACCATTCGTGAAGAGATCTCTGCACTGGAAAAGCGCATTGCACAGTATGAACAGAAGAGACAGGAATTGAAGAAGAGTTGGGATTTGAATAAAAGCCTTAAATTTGATGAAAACTCTCTGATTTGCTCCTACTGTGGACAGGAATATCCGGAAGATAAGAAAGAGCAGTTAAGAACGGAGTTTGATACGCATAAGGCACATGAATTGGAACTGATTACCAAAGAGGGTTCTTCCTGCGCTGACCATATCAAAGCGGATCAGACAGAATTGGAACATAAGCGTGAGGAACTGAAAAAGACCGAGGATGAAGTGGAACGGTTGGAAAAAGAGATTGCCATTGCTGATAATGCCTTAAATTCCATTCCGGCAAGCGTGGATATTTCCAACACAGAAGAATACAAAGCTTTCCAGTCACAGATTGCAGAGAAAGAAGCTTCCATGAACAAATTCACTGACATGAATCTTCTTAGAATCCAGTTAAAAGGTGATGAAGAGCAGATCCGCAATGATATTTCTGTGGTTGATAAGTCTTTGGCGAGTGTAAGCATTAACGAGAGTGTGGATAAGCGTATCACAGAACTGAAACAGGAGCGCAAGAACATTGCACAGAAGATTACAGATGTGCAGGCACAGCTTGACCTGTTAAAGAAATTTAGCCGGAAGAAGAATGAACTGTTGGAATCTGATGTGAACGAGTATTTGGAGTTCTGCCACGTAAAGATGTTCAGACCGCTTGTGAACGGTGATACCGAGGAATGCTGCGACTTTATCTACAAGGGAGAGCCTTACAGCCGAAACATGAACCACGGAGCAAGGATTCTGACGGAGATTGACATTTGCAATGCGTTTCAGAAGCGGTGCGGGGTGGAATTGCCTATTATGGTTGATGATACCGAGAGCCTTGATCCTTGGAAGATTCCTGATGTTGACAGTCAGTTGATTATGTTTCGCAGAAGTGATGATGCGAGTTTGAGAGTGGAGGAAGTGAAGAATGAGTAATGAAGCAGAGAAACGCTACATTGTCGAGCGTGAGTTTGAACACGTAGGGTATAAATGCGTTGTGATATTTGGAAATATGGCTCACAGGTGCGGATATGTTGGCATTCCAAAGAATCATACGTTATACGGAAAAAATTATGATTACCATCTTGAAATTAAAAAATCAAATATTTGGGGCAGAGAAGTAAGTGGCATTTTCCCTTTGCTTGGTGCTTACATGGATGAAGATGAAAGAATCCGCATTGAAGCATATTTCCAGTGCCACGGTGGTATTACATACGCAGGCGGTGGAAAAAATTCAAATTATCCTATCAAAAGTGATTTATGGTGGTTTGGGTTCGATTGCGGTCACGCTGGAGATAAGGCGGATTTTGATTATGCAATACAGAAATTCCCAAGCCGTAAAGAAATTTATCAGATGCAAAAAATGATAGAAAGTAAATTTCCTGTTGGTGTCGATGTCGTTCGTTCAGAAGAATATGTTGCTGATGAATGTAAGAAGTTGGCGGAGCAATTGAAAGAGTTTGAAAGGAATGAAGAGAATGCAGATTAAGAAAGAGACAGTCATTTCTGTTTTGACAACAAGCGGAGAAACAATCAATGTCGGTGACACCGTGGTTTTTAATGCAGAGGGCAAGTGCTACACGGGTGTTTACATGGGTCTGACAGATCGTGGAGCATTGAAATTCAAGGGAAAGATTTCCGGTACTGATGTCACATGGAATGTAATGCCTAAGAGCATTAAGGAGATTTGCAAGGCTGATGTAAAAGTGAAAAATGATGAATTTGGCAAGTTTATGAACGAGCCGGAAAGCGAGGAATAAGTATGAAACATAAATTCCATGTTGGAGATGTGGTTAAACCAAACAAAAAAGCAGATGAAAATTATACCATAACTACCACATCTGTTGTAAGAGAAGCCATTGTTACAGAATTAAGAGACTATACGATGGATATAAAAATCATAAAAGGGTCATGCAGTGTTGGGGAAGTATTTACGGTTGAAGAAAAATATTTTGATTTGGTAAGAAAAGCAAAACAGGAAACCATTGTCATCTACCGCAACGACAACAAAGTAGTTGCACTGGACAAGACCACTGGAGAGAAAGCAGAAGCAAAATGCAACCCGGCTGATGAATTTGATTTCCGGACTGGTGCTAAGTTGGCTTTTAATCGGCTGATGGGCGAAGATGCAAAGCCTGATGATGGTGAGGTGAAAAGAAAAGCTAAAATTGGTGAGTACGTCAAAGTTGTTAATGCGAAACCTGCTATTCCTTCTTATAAAAACGGAGATATTTTCAAAGTAACTTATGTTACGACATCAGGATGTATTTGCAAAAATTCTGACGGAGATACTGGATTATGGCACGAAGAGTACGTTGTCCTCGAAAACTACAAGCCGGAGAAGAAAGACGAAATCTGCGTGGGAGATACCGTAAAGGTCACAGATTCTGGTAAGCAGTACAGAATATACGGTAAATGGAGCGGTCTTAATGGATACAAACAGAATTTTATCTATGGTTCAGCCGTTAGCACAGAAGATAACTACAAGGTTTTGAGAATTGAAAAGCACGACTATTGTTACAGAAATATTCACGACAAAACACTTGCATTGATTCAGAATCCCAAGACAACACAGGTATTCATCATTAACATTAAAGGACTTAAGAAAGTAGAAAGGTAGGTAGAAACATGGCAGACGAAAAGAAGCAGGAAAACACAGGAATTGTGGAATACGAATCAAATGGGGAAATTGTAAAAATTTCCCCAACAACGGTAAGAAAGTACCTTGTAAGCGGTGGTGGAAACGTATCGGATCAGGAAGTAATGATGTTTATGTCTCTTTGCAGATATCAGCATCTTAATCCTTTTTTGAAAGAAGCATACCTCATTAAGTTTGGAAACAATGATCCTGCTACGATTGTTACCGGAAAAGATGTTTTTACAAAAAGAGCCGATGCAAATCCGAATTATGCAGGGAAAAAAGCAGGAATTATTGTTCAGAAGAAAGATGGTTCCGTTGAAGAAAGAGAAGGATCTTTTGTCCTTAAGGACGAATATATTGTAGGAGGTTGGGCTAAAGTGTTTATCAAAGGAAGAGAGACACCGGAGTACCAGTCAGTATCTTTCGATGAATATGTTGGAAGAAAAAAAGATGGAACAATCAACAATCAATGGTCTAAAAAGCCTGCAACAATGATAAGAAAAGTTGCTGTTGTACAGGCATTAAGAGAAGCTTTTCCGGATAAATTCCAAGGTTTGTATGCACAGGAAGAATTTCCTGATGTTTCCGATGTGAAACTTGATGTGGAAAAAGTTGTGGCAGAAGAGGTACAGGCAAATGCAAACAATATCGAGTTTCCTGACGCAACATTTGAGGAAGTGCCGCAGACCGCAGAGACGGACATTGCCAGCGCAGAGACACCGGATTGCTTTAAGTAGAGGTTGAATAATATGTATACAGATATGTATAGAGTTTTAAAAGAAGGACAGTGTGGAGATTTCCGAATTGAAAAATTTGAAATAACTCCTAATAATTTGTATGCGTTTATTCATGGAATTAGTGTTGGAAAATATGTACGTCTTTTACATAAAAATGAAGTTGTAATGTCTGACACATATATGGAAAAGCGTACAAATTCCAAATTTGTCATAAACGCTCATGGCAATGTTCTTATTGGTGGTCTTGGAATTGGAATGATTCTTTTGGCAATACAAGATAAAAGTAATGTTGAAAGGATTATTGTTGTTGAGAAATCAGAAGAAGTTATAGCTTTAGTAAAAGATCAACTTCCATTGAATAATAAGGTTGAAATTGTAAATGAAGATGTATGGGAATATATGCCATCTTGTAAATTTAATACTATTTATATGGATATATGGAACTATATAAATACAGATGTTTACAAAGATTCTATGAAGCCACTGATTTCAAAATATAGAAAATATCTTGTATCAAAGGAAGAGGACGAAGAAAGATTTATTGATTGTTGGTGCCGTTTGGAAGCAAAGAAAGGAATAGCAATATGAAACTAAAATGTTTAGGTTCCGGTTCTTCCGGTAACTGCTATCTTCTAACGGCAGATAACGGTGAAACACTTTTACTGGATGCAGGACTTCCTATCATGGACATAAAACGTGGTCTTAACTGGGATATTAAGTGCGTTGTGGGTGCGATATGCACCCATACGCACAAAGACCACTCATTATCCGTATCAGAACTTGAACACATGGGAATACCAGTATTTAAGCCATATGAGAGTTTAGAACCTATGGAAATATGCTTTACTGGTGGAAAAATAATGGCATTTGATCTTACTACACTGGATGGTAAGTGGACACATACCAACGCTGATGGTTCAGAATGCCCTTGTTATGGATTTTTGATTACTCACCCGGAAATGGGAAAATTGCTTTATGTCACCGACACGGAATTTGTTAAGTGGCGGTTCCATGAAGTAAACCACATCCTTATTTCATGTAACTATCAAAAGAAGTACATTGCAGAGGATTCCAACGATGCTAAGAAATCCCATGTGTACCGTGGTCATATGGAACTGGAAACGGTAAAAGAATTTGTCATTGCGAACAAATCAGATGCCCTGCAGAACGTCATATTGTGCCATTTAAGCCGTGATAATTCTGATGCCAAAGAATGTGTCGCAGAGGTAAAAAAGATTGCTCCATTGGCGAATGTGGACTATGCGGCAGCAGGCAAGGAATGGATTTTACAGAATGGAAAGGAGTGCCCGTTTTGAGTGGTGGAAGTTTTGGTTATTTGTGCTACAAGGATGTCAATGAGCTAATGGAGCCGTCAAGTATCTCCGAACTTGAAAGCATGGTTCAGCACTTACAAGAATACGGTTACGAGGACATAGCACGAGATACGCAGCGGTTGATTGAGTATATCCAGTCGGCAAGTATCAGAATTGAGGTTTTGAGCGAGAATCTTAACGGTGTTTTCCATGCGGTAGAGTGGCATGAGAGTGGAGATATTCGCAGAGATACCATGATTGCAGAACTGGAAAAGTACAGAAATGGTGGTGCGAATGGCTGACACATTTTATAGACCACTTACACCGCAATTAAGAAGTGAAATAATGCAGAGCATTGATTCAAACATATCCGAACTGAATACCTGTCAAAACAATTCTTTAGTCAATATGCAAAAGACAGGATATGGGGCATTGAGAAATATTATAAATGCTTTGCCGGACGGATATTTGATTCCATTTGAAAGGCGGTGAAGTGGTTGGCTGATTGGAAGAATGTAGCAAAGGCAAAAGCCATTGAGAAAAATAACCGTGAGCGAATACTGGCTGTTAATCCTCATGTGGACGAAAAAAGCGGAATCTATTTTCTGACAAGGACAGACGAAGATGGTTTTCGATATGCCTATATCGGGCAAGCGGTCAATCTGCTTTCAAGGCTTGCCGGACACCTTAAAGGTTATCAGCACATAGACCTGTCAATCAAAAGTCATGGACTGTATTCCACGGAAAACATCTACGGTTGGAAAATCGGCTTTATGCACTATCCGGCAGAACAACTTGACAAGTGGGAACAATACTGGATTAAGAAGTATGCGGACGTTGGTTATCAGCTTCGCAACAAGACAGCAGGTGGTCAAGGTGATGGCAAGAAGCAGATCGCAGAGTACCGACCGGGAAAAGGTTACCGTGATGGACTGGCACAAGGCAGAATCAACCTTGCTAGGGAACTTGCGAACATTGCCGACAAGCATCTAGTCATCAGTTTGAAGCCTGAGAAGCAGAACAATTCCGTGTCGCAAAGACAATTTGTTCGGTTTATGGAACTTTTGCATGGAGAAAAGGATGGTGAAAGTGATGAATAAAACAGACTATGAAGTACTTTTACAATACGTTGAAGAAACTGACAAGGAGTTTTATGAATCTCTTTCTACTCAAAAACAAATTATGTATCTTTGCTATCAATATGGAACTGAATCTTTTAAAAAGTACTTGTTTAAGTATAGATTTCAGCAAGTCTGCAATAAATTAAAGGAGTTTTTCAGAAAATGGTGAAATACGAAGGTGAATGCTGCGGATGTGCAACGGAAGCTTATCCATGTCTCGGCAATAGGTGCCCGAACATAAATGTGAAACATTTGTATTGCGATGATTGTAAGGAAGAGGTAGAGGAACTTTACGAGTTTGACGGTGTACAGTTTTGTAAGGAATGCCTGTTAAAGCAATTTGAGAAGATTACATGAGCGAAAAAAATTACGATTGTAGCTGTTGGAATGAGCACCCAAACACAATGCACTCAATCAACGGACGTACTCACAAACCGTATCAAAGTGGTAGATGGAAATGTGTTGATTGCTACGAATATGTAGGAAAATCAGAATACGGTGCTACTCATTGCAAAAGGAAAGAGCCAGAACTTGAAAAGAGGTGATACATAAAATGCCAAAACGATATGACAATCCGCAGGAAATTTTGAAAATCATGCGGCAGACAGAACTTTTGAAGCAGTCTGCGGAGAGAAGCCCATTTACCGGAATACTGACACTGTTCTGCTATACCTTGTGGAAAGACTACAAGTACTCACAGACGAAGCTTTATGACTTCTGCGGTAAATTCACCGAGTACAACGAAAAGTACGAGAATGAGCCTTATACGGAGTTACAGAGTAGGCTTAACGATTTTGCAGACTGGACGATTGAGTACAAGGAATTTACCGAAGCTGATTATCCACATTACAAGTCGGTTGTAGCGCAGAAATGCATCAGGGAACAGGTCAGATGTAACAACCTTATCAATGAGTTGTCCACAAGGTACATCCTATATGGAATGGTAATTCTTATGGAAGATGGATTTAGTAAGAAGAAGCTGACGAATTTCAAGGATAAGTTTTCTGACCACATGGACAAAGCAGGAGACAAGTGCAACGGAAAAGATTTTATGGACTTGTGGAGAGAACTGGTGGAAAACACCGGAATCTATATTGAGAAGCCTATTTTTGAGTAAGGAGTTCTAAATGGCAGAAAAACGAATGTTCAGCGCAAAAATAATTGAGAGTGATGCTTTTTTGGATATTCCTGCTACGGCTCAAATGCTTTATTTCCATATCTGTATGAATGCTGATGATGACGGATTTGTAAATAACCCACGGAAAATCATAAGGATGTGCGGTGCTTCTGATGATGATTTGAAAGCATTGATAGACAATAGATTCCTTTTATCTTTCGACAGTGGTGTTGTGTTGGTGAAGCACTGGCGCATTCACAACTACATTCCACCGGATCGTTACAAGCCATCATGCTATGTTGACGAAAAAAGCAAAATAGGTTTGAAACTAAACGGAGCATACACTACAGACCCTAAAAAGATGGTTTCCCCAGTAGAGGGAAATCCAAAGAAGAGTTGTTGCTACGACAAAGAAATCAAACTTGATAAGAGGTGATATAAATGCAGATGACAGGTTATGAATTGTTGGCGAATTATGAAAAAGCAGAGGACAAGGATAAACAGATTCAGATTCTTGCGGATTTGAACCACATTCCGGTTGACATGGTGTGTTTTGTGATTGACAACAGAGAAAAATTTGAAAATTTGGAGACACCATTGTCCACAGAAGAATTTGCAAAGTGGTGTGAGACGGAACTTGACCGTGTGGATGCTCATATCCATGCACAGGAAATATATTACAGAGAAATTTGCAATGTATACAGAATCGCAAGTACATACGGAAAAAGGAGTGTAGCTGTATGAGAGAGGGAACATGAAACTTTCAGAACGGTGACTTACTATACATGGATACACACCCGGTTGCTGATGCTATTAGAATCGGACGCACGAAGCCGTATGACTGCAGTTATCCAGTGATGGCGGAGAGACCGAGGATCCCGGAAAGGAGAAGAGATGGAGAGACTGACAGAAAGAACCACTGATGGAATTTTGGTAAAGGAGAATCACGTTGAAAACGGATTAAGAACATTTTATCAGTGCTTTGCAGAAAAGCCGAATGATAAATATACAAATTGCGATGGAGGATATTGCGCAATAGAGAAGCTTGCCGCATATGAGGATGCCGAGGAACAGGGATTGCTCTTGCGGTTACCATGCAATGAGGTCTGGTTCATCTGTGATAAAGGTACAAAATACGCAACCGTAATGAGCAAAAGTATTAATGATTTAACAGTCTATGAAATTAGAAAAATAGATAAAGATGGAAGATATTGGTCATACAAGAAAAAAGCCGAAGCTAAGCTTGCAGAAATGGAAGGTGCGGAATGAAGAAAGAAGAAGCTATTTACTGCTTAAAGGCTCAGAGTGAACGGCACTCAGAGGTTTGTGAAGAATGTCCTCTGTACGGGAAAACAGGAGTAGATCATTGCTGTGAGGATGCATTACAGCTAGCAATCACCGCCTTGCAGAATCAGCCGGTGTGGATTCCACTGCCGGAGACGTACCGGGAAAGTGAGGTAGAATATGGCAAATAGGAACACACTGCATAGCAACAAATTGGATGCTTTTCGCAAATGGCTTATCAAAACCGGATGGACGATTGAAGAACCGAAAGGTATATGGGAAGTATTAAGAGCGAAAAAGGCAGGAAGACAGAATCCCTTGATTGTCTATCAAAAAATGAACAAAGAGCATTTAAGCGTGCTGGACAGAGATATTGATGTCATCAAGAGATTTTTGCAAGAAAAGTAGGTGGAAGATGGTGAAATGTAATAACTGCAAGAATTTAGAAACAAAGGATAACGGGTTTGATGCGTACTCATGGTGCGAGAAAATCAACGACTGTCCGCATGAGGACATAGAAAGAGATTGCGAGCACTACTCCCCTATGACCAACGCAGACCGGATCAGGAGCATGACGGACGAAGAACTGGCAGATTTTATTATCAATTTTAACAACCGTTTTGGTGAGGAATATGAAGGAGAACAGAGTTTCCTGTCATGGTTGCAGAAAGAAAGCGAGGAATGAGGATGCAAGATAGATATTTATTCAAAGCAAAACGAACTGATAACGGGGAATGGGTAATTGGAAATCGTATTGATGATGGTGTAACAGGACAAGTATTCATTCATGCAGTTGGTAACTCGGTAAATGAGAGTGATAAGGTCGGAGAAGAAGGATGTTTGCAGTTTGTGGCATTTGAGGTAGCCCCAGCCACAATTTGCCAGTGCACCGGACTTAAGGACAAGAACGGCAATCTGATTTGGGAGAATGATATTGTTATGACTGTTTATGACGGAAATGAACATATTTATCAGGTGGTATGGGATGAATCGGAATTAGATTTCAAAGCTACAAATGGCAAAGAAAATTACGAATCAAACTTTGAATATCTGCCGTGTTGTGATGAAATTGAGATTCTTGGTAACTGTTTTGACAATCCGGAACTGTTGGAGGAGGAAGAATGACGATTGATGAAGCTATAACAACTGAAATCGAATACTCACAGCCGTGCGATATTATTTGCAAGGACGGAGCAGACTGTAATGATTGCCGTAGTTATCATAGGCAACTTGCCGAGTGGTTGGAAGAATTAAAACAGTACCGCCAGATAGGCACGGTGGAGGAATGCAGAGCTTTGAAAGATAGGCTTGTTGCGAAAAAGGTGTCTTTAAGGCATGTTCGTAAATTTGATGGATTCGACGATGGAAAATGCCCTACTTGCGGAGAATTAGTAAGCAGAGATTTTGGTGGAACTGATATTTTTTGTTCGGAGTGTGGTCAAAAATTAGATTGGAGCGATAAAGAATGAGTGAAGAATTGAAACCATGCCCGTTCTGCGGACACAGTATAGATATTGAAAAAGATGTGTATGAACCGAGTAGGGATTGGCACCCGACATTTATTGACCCAGATAGTGGTGGCGACCCTATTAACATTCATTGCAAATGTGGCTTGGAGTTTTGCACTGGTACATATGACTGGGGTGAATTTGTAGAAGCATGGAACAGGAGGGAGAACGATAGGAAGACTGATTGATGCGGACGAATTGAGTGATTTTTTCTTTTCAGAGACAAGTGGTACAGAAGAAATCATTCACGATTTAATGCAAAAACATGGGTTAAATTATGCCAATGGCGTAAACGAAGATGCAGTTATGGATTTTGCAATAGATTTGCTGAAAGGAGCGCAGAATGTCATTGATACACAGCCGACCGCCTACGACCTGGACAAGGTTGTGGAGCAGTTGGAAAAGGAATTTAAAAAGTACTATGGGGAAAATTGGAACAAAGCCCCATACCTAATTAAAGGAATCGAGATTGTAAAGGCAGGTGGAGTAGATAATGCGTAAAATCGTAGAAAAAAAGATTGCACCGAAGTATTTTGATGCGGTTATCCACGACAAGAAGAAGTTTGAAATCCGCGAGGACGAGGATGATCTACAGATAGGCGATGCAGTTATTCTGAAAGAGTGGGACGGCGAGAAGTATACCGGACGCGAGGTCGGCAGGAACATTGTGTATATTTTGCGTGATGTGCCGGAGTACGGCTTAATGCCAGGATATGTGATATTTGGATGGTAAGGAGGTGGCGGTGTGAGTGCGACAAGTATAAGATTACAAACTTATATGCAGAAAAAAAGAAAAAGAAATTTGAAATTGTGAAAGGAGTGTGAGATATGCCTAAAGCAGTATTGGTAATGGATACGCCGGAAACCTGTGAAAATTGCGCTTGCAAATATCCCAGTTATAAAGATGATGCTCTTTACGACTGCTCAATTACAGGGAAGACGATTCCAATAAATGGTGGGCGCTACAAAAATAGACCTAAATGGTGTCCGCTCCGTGAACTGCCGGAGAAAATGGATTGCTTTGCGGAAGCAATTAAGAACGATTGTTACGATGGAACGGAATACGAGCATGAGTATTTAGATGGAAAGAGTGATGGCTGGAATGCCTGCTTGGATGAAATCTTAAAGGAGTGTGATGCAGATGGAATCCATTGATTACACCGCCCTGTATGCCGAGAATGAGGACTTTAAGCGTTACGTTGACCGATACTGCGTAAAGCACAGTATCAGCGTCGCAGAAGCCTTACAGCATTATCTGGTGCAGATGGCAGGGAGACAGTACAAGGAACAGAGTGAAACAATAGTTAGATAAAATCAAGAAAGGAGCCGAGACTCTGGCCAAAGTGAAGCATATGCGGTCTCCTTGAAAAAATGAGTGATTTAGATAAGTTTGATTACGAATGTCAGAATCAGATGAGCATTTTTGACCTGATACGTGAACAGATACGTATTACAAAGCCTATAAGGCTGATAGAACTGTTTGCCGGATATGGTTCGCAGGCAATGGCACTGGAAAGAATCGGTGCAAAATTTGAGCATTACAGAGTTGTTGAGTTTGATAAGTATGCCGTAGCAAGCTACAATGCGGTGCATGGCACAGATTTTCATACAATGGACATAACAAAGGTTCATGCGGATGATTTGAATATCTGCAATACGGAAGCCTTCACTTACTTACTTACTTACTCGTTTCCATGCACCGATTTATCGGTTGCCGGGAAGCAAGCAGGAATGAAAAAAGGTAGTGGAACACGGTCCGGTCTTTTGTGGGAAGTTGAACGGATTCTGAAAGAGATAAGAGATGGTGGAGGTGAGTTACCACAGATTTTGTTCATGGAAAACGTGCCACAAGTCCATGCCGATGCAAACATGGTAGATTTTCAAAACTGGATCGATTTTCTGACAAGTCTTGGATATGTAAGTTACTGGAAGGACTTAAACGCAAAGAACTACGGAGTGGCACAGAACCGTGAAAGATGCTTCATGTTTTCATTTTTGGGAGAATATAACTACCATTTCCCACAGCCGATACCGTTGAAAAAGAAGTTGAAAGATTACCTTGAAGATAATGTTGACGAGAAGTATTACATCAAAAATGAAAAGGCTGAAAAGCTAATAAAACAGCTTATTGACAACGGAACGCTGCCACAGCACAATCCTAAGAGCAGAACAGAGCATAGCAGACTTGCATTGACGGAACAATCTGCAATCCACAACAGAGAGAAATTGCAAACTGCATCACTGCAAGATATGACGCAGGAATCAGAAACTTGCGGTCAGAAGGAAACTGTGTTGTTGAAAGCGGTTGATTTGTCAATTAACAATCCAAAAGAAAAGATTATTGCTAATTGCATTTTGTCTCATATTTCAAAAGATGGAAATACAATAGGAAAATATGCATCATTAAATACAGGAGTGGTTGAATGCAAGAAGTTAAAGTTATAGGTTCACTTGAAAGCAAATTTGAAAGCACTAACAGAATTTATGATGTGGGGGGGGTGTAGTCCAACATTGAGTACAATGCAAGGTGGAAATCAAGAACCAAAAATTCTTGAAAGTCAGATAGTTGCCATGTGTGGCAGAAATCCTGATAACCCATCAGACAGAACAGCTGGAAGTCCGACAGAACAGAGATTAGAGCCGAATGCACAAGGAATGTGCAATTCACTTACCACGGCGCAGAAAGATAATATGGTTCTGATTAAACAGGCTACGAAAAGCGGTTCTATTGAATGTGAAGTTGGTGGATGCTTCGATGCAAGTTACCCGGAAAGTCAAACAAGAAGAGGAAGAGTACAAGATAACGGCAATACGTGTCCAACGCTAACCGCACAAAATCAAGATATTGTACGGATTGAAAAGGGAGGTCAGATTTCTAACGATGGTTCGCAGTGCGGTACGGCAATCTCTGATAATGACATAGAATCTAATCTTGTAGCCGGCACACATGGGTATGCAAATAGCCATACTGCCACACAGTACCGTATCCGAAAGCTGACACCGAGAGAATGCGGACGTCTGATGGGAGTATCTGATGAAGATATCTCCAAGATGGCAGCGGTCAACAGCAACACACAGCTTTACAAGCAGTTTGGTAACAGCATCGTGGTGGATGTGATGTGTGCAATGTTCAAAAACTTAAATATTGAGCAAGTAAGTGAAACCAGGAACTAAAAAATTTGAGTTTCTATTTGAGTTGTTTTAAATAAGTTAAATTAGGATTTAGCAAAGGAGTTAAGCGAGAAATGTGGTCACACGATGAACAGAAAGAAATAAATGACAGCTACGCTGTTATGGCAAGAATAACGTGTAAATATTGCGGAGCAGTAGTACACAAATATGTGGAAAGCCATTATACAGGCGGTTCCAAGTGTGTGATATTGGCAAAGTACTGTAGATTTTGCGGTAATGCTCTTAGGATTTAGTGGAGGAATGCTATGGATAATGAGATTATTTCCTTCGATTTGGTAAGAATCGAGCGAGGAAGAGAAAAGCTTTGCAAATGCGATCCACCTCATTACGAGATTGATACGGTAAACCGGATCGTAAGTTGTCAGGATTGCGGTGCTACGGTAGATGCCTTTGATGCTCTGCTTACGCTGGCGAGGCGGTATGAGCTGGTGGAGGATGCACAGCGGAAAATGCTATCTAAAGCTAAGATATACGGAGAAATGGCAGATGCGGAATTCAAGCGGATGAGGAGGAATAAAACATTCCGGGACATGGACGAGAATCGCAGAAAAGGGTTATATCCTATATGTCCTAAATGCTCAGAAGTGATTGATCCGGTAGATATCCGGCACTGGACAGCACATCTGGAGTAAACTGAAATATTAAGATTTATGGAGGCATTTGTATGAGAAAAATACATGAATGTGCAGAAGATATAAAAAATATTTTAAATGATGCAGAACGAACCGAAGAGGTTGACGGAGATATGTTATGTAGTATTAATGAGTTGGTGGATGAAATTTTATCAATATATTGTTTAGAAAAACAACAAAGAAAAATGGCTATAGCTGAAGAAAATGAGATTCTTTCAGAAGAGGCTAAAAAAGCAGGATGGAAGTCTGGTGTTATGAACATCTAAACTGAAATTTAGCGAAGGAGAATGGCTTATGAAGTTGTCAAAACTGACTAAGCCAGAACTTGAAGAAATCTTCCGGAACGCCAATTTCACGGAAGAGGAAGAGAAAGTGTTTTGGGATTTGTCTAAAGGAATTTCTCAAAAAGAAATATCCTTTAGACATTCCATTTCTGTAACTACTGTAGAAAGAAGAGTGAGGTCTATAAAAAATAAACTTAAGCGGTTAGAAGGTGATAGATTTGGAACTTTCTGATATGGAAATATTGCAATATGCCGTTAGCAATGGTATGATTGACACGGAATCTTTGCAAAAAAGCATTGAAATGAAAAAGAAAGAGGAGTATCTGAAGAAACACCAATACGCAATCAACAAAGGCAAAGACGGATACTGGAGAACTTATTTGCCAGATGAAGAAAAAGGAAGGAGACTTGTAAAAAAGAAAAGCGAGGAAGATCTCAAAGAAGAAGTTATTGAGTTTTACTACCAAAAAGAGCAAAATCCAACAGTTACAGAAGTGTTTTACGAATGTGAAGACCGGAGATTGTCTCTTAAAAAGATATGTAAAGCAACATACGACAGAGACGAGAGATATTTTCTCAGACACTATGGAGAGTTGGGTAAGCGAAGAATAAAATCAATATCAGAAGATGAATGGGGGGATTTTTTAGAGGAAGAAATTGCCGATAAAGAGTTGACACCTAAATCTTTTTCCGGTCTAAAAGGAATTACAAGAACTTTCCTTAAACGGGCGAAAAAACGTAAACTTATTGATTTTAATATTGTAGAACTTTTTGAGAATCTTGACGTATCTGATAGTGATTTTAAAAAAGTAATAAAAGAAGACTATGAAGAAGTATTCGACGAATATGAAACTGATGTAATGATTAAGTATCTTGTCAGCCACCTTGATACTTCTAATGTTGCGATATTGCTTATGTTTTTAACTGGCGTACGTATCGGAGAAGTTGTAACATTAAGGCATTCCGATTTTTCTGATAATACTTTTAACGTTCGCAGAACGGAGACGAAGTATAAAGATGAAAACGGAAACAATGTTGTTGAAGTAAAAGAGTATCCTAAAACCAAGGCAGGAATCAGAACAGCAATTATACCAAGTGATTATGTATGGATTTGCGATAAAATAAAACACATGAATCCGTTTGGAGATTACATTTTTACAAAAAATGATATTAGGATCACCGCACAGGCGGTTAGACAAAGGCAGAAAAGGCTTTGCAGGAAATTGAAAATTTATCCAAAGCCACCGCACAAAGTAAGAAAGACATATGGAACTATTCTTATGGATAACAATGTGGATAAGAGACTTGTTATGGATCAGATGGGGCATACAGATATTATGACATCAGAAATACACTATCATAGGAACAGGAAAACCATTGAAAAGAAATCGTCTATTTTGAGTAGTATACCAGATTTACAGGCAAGGTGATTTGACTACTATTTTTGCGAAAGTAGTCAAAAGTAATCAACAAAAAACACCTAGAAAGCCAGTAAATATGCGGAAAGTAAGAGGAATAGAGTGGGGTTCGAGCCCCCTTGCTTCCACTCGAAATAACTATTCAGAGCTCATGACAAGGACTGAATAGTTATTTTTTTAATCAGAGAGCATCGGATAAGTAA